TCCTTATACTTCCAGCCTGGCGCCCCTGTAGGATTCGATCCTTATACTTCGCCAAGTGCCCTGGGATCCGTGATCAACATAGTGATCACTATGCGGGATAATGATCACTATGTTGATCATTAGAGCGCCTTGGCGCACCTAATGAACATTTTGTTGCAGGTTACCAGGTGCCGACGTCCTCGTCGGTCGCGGTGGGGATGTGCTCGATGCCAAGTCGCTCGAGGTGTGCGGGATCCAGGTCTTCGCGGGTGACGACATCGCGCAGCCAGATCGTGTTCATCTCGTCGTCGAACAGGGGGGCGCCACCTGCGTTCACGCGCTGGTAGTCTCTGAAGTTCTTGAACGGGATGAAGACGATTGGCGTTCCTTCGAGCACGACGAGCTCGCTGTTTCTGAGCTGTGCCGACATGACTGCAGCGCCAACTTCGTCGCCGTTTTTCGACAGGCAGGTGTTTCTCACATAGACGCAGGCGTTCGTTTCGCGATGGCGATACCAGCCTTCGTATTTTCTGATCGTCAAGGGGGTTGGCTCCTTTCCTCTACCAGGTGCCCGACTCGGGGGTTTCGGGCGCATCGGTCGGCGTCGGCAGAATCGGGACGGTGGTCTCTCTCACGAACGAGTCGCCGCAAGCCCTCGCGAGACGTTCGAGCTGCTCAGTCGTGACGCCGTTTTCCTTGATGACCGCGGTGAGCGCAGCGTTTTGCCGGGTGAGGCTCTCGATTTGACGCTCGGCCTCTTCGATGCGCTTCATGAAGTCACTGATCTTCGAAGTGCCGTCGATGCCGCCGATGCCGCCACCCAAGATTGGGTTTGTTCCTACCCAAGTTGGGTCTGCGATTGTCGTGCCGCCGATGGGAAACCCGGGTGCCGCGGTGCCACTGAGATCAGCGGCTTCGTCGATCCAGGCGGCGAGGTCTTCTTTCTTCGAGGGCCACGCGATGTCTTTTTTCTTCCAGATCGTTGTGCGGGATCCGCCCAGGGGGTCGGGCAGTGGGATCGTCAGAATCTCGCCGGGCTCGATGCCCTTCTTGTCGGCCTGCCGCATCAGGTCTTCGACCGACTTCATGAAGTCGGTCTTCGAGGGTTTCGTTTCTTCGACTGCCGTCTTGATGAGCTCTCTGAGCTTGAGCTCCTCTTTCGACGACGACTTCGCACCGAAGATCGAGGGGAAGATTGCGGCCATTGAGGGTTACCAGGTTCCGATCTCGGTCGAGTCGCCCGCGGGGGCGCCTGAATCGCCGATGGGTTTGATGGATTTCGCGAACGAGCTTTTCATCGTCGCCTCGAGAAGCGTTTGATAGGGGTCGTCGCCCGCTTTCTCGGCATCGCGGTAAATCTCGACGGCACGCGGGAAAGGGATCGCCGATTTGGGTTCGATCTCGTGCGCGGTGTAGAGCGCGGTCATGAAATCGTCGACCCAGTCGCCGTCGGCGTGCTCCATGAACCAGACCATCGACTCGAGGTGGCGCCGGCTCGTCGAGCCGATCGCGTTCTCGTAGTCGAAGGGCTTGCGGAAGCTGTCCGAGACGTGGTGCGTCCCGGGGTTGTAGCCGACGAAGGTCATGATGCCGGCGATCGCGAAGTCCTCGATGTTTGAGAAGCGGTAGCCGCGGTCGCTGCGATACTGGTAGCCGATCTCGACGCCACGCACGAAGGTGAAGGGCATGTTCGCCGCGATCGTGATAAGCGTCTGCGAGAACAGGCGGGTCGGGCTCGACAAGCACACTTCGACGACGTGCTTGCCAATGTCGTGCTGCTTCACGTGTCCTCCCAGGGACTCAGGACGCTTCGGTTCCCTTCGCGTGTGCGATGAGGCGCTCGAGTTCTGCAGGCGGGAGACTCGCGAGCTTCGACAGGGTCGCCATACGCAGCTTGCGGCCGTCGGGATTCACGATCTCGCGCTTCGCCTTGCCGGAGACGATCACGTCGGTGAGGTCGAGGCCGGCCTCGTTCGCCCCCAGGAGCAACACCTCGAGCAGGCTCGACTTGGGCACCGAGAACTTCGCGCAGATCGACTCGAGGATCTCGTTCGTCTCGTGGCACCAGATCGAGGTGTGGTGGAAGCGGTCGCCTTTCGTTTTCATGGTCTCTCCAGATTAACAGTGACGAGCATATTATAGCTCGAAAATGCTAAAGCGTAAAGCTACTCTTTTTGAACGAACCCGATTCCGCGTGCGTCGACGCTATCCTCGTTCTCACGGTCGCCCGGGGCGAAGATGGGCGGGTGCGACCACATGAAGCAGAAGCCGAGCAGGGCCAGGGCGTTTCCGGTCAGGGCAGCGACGGTGATGACCGCGAGAGTGATGCAGAGGAGCTGCACGATGAACACCACGGGGGTCGACTTAGGAAACAAGGGGCGGGCTCCGATGCAGTCAGTGATCACTGATTATAGATCACGCACGCAAAAATGGTATGGTTTCTGACATCTTTTTTTGTCTATAGACGCAAAAACCCTTTAAAATCAGCGTTTTTAAGCGCAAAGACCAACTTCACGCTGCAGCGACTTTCGAGAAGCCGTGTGCCGCGTAGTCGAAGTCGTTGACGATCCCCTCGACGAAGCCTGGGGTCTCTTCGATGATCGCCCGACGCTGCTTCGAGTGGTCGCGCAGGTGGTTGTTCTGCCAGTCGTCGAAGTCGACGATGAAGCAGACGTTCGGGCGTCCTTTCTTCTCCCGCAGTCCGCGCCCGATGCGCTGCCGGGTGCCGACCTCCGCCTTGCCGGCCGACCCGATGATGACCATGTCGATCGCCGGGACGTCAACGCCCACGTCGAGGATTGTCGACCCGATCAGCACGTCGATCTTGCGGCTCTTCAGGGCGTTGATCGCGGCATCGCGCTCGTTCTGGTCGTGCTCGCCCATGATGAAGTTCGCCCGCATGCCTGCCGCGGTGAGGTGCGACTGCAGCAGACGTCCGTGCTTCTTGTGCTGGACGAGCACCATCACCGAGAGGCCGTGGTCGACCGCCCGCTTCGCCTCGTAGACGATCATCGCGTTGCGCTTGATCGCCCCGACGACACCGACCTCGTAGCACTTGGGCCAGGGGGTCGATTTCATGAGCTTCACGCGCCGCACCGCCGGCGCCGTCCCGGTCACCTTCACCTCGATCTCCCCCTCGGGGAGCTCGTCGGAGAGCCTGATGAACTTGAAGTAGGGCTTCGCGAGGATCCCGCGGTCGATCAGGGTCTTCTCCGACACCCAGATTGCGACCGGGCCCGAGCTCGCCATCAGGCGCATGTTCGCCTCTTCGCTCTCCTTCATGAAGGGCGTGCCGGTCAGCGACAGCCGGTAGTGGGCGTTCTTGCACATCCTCATGATGTCGAAGTAGCTGTTGCCGCTCGCCTCGTGCGCCTCCTCGAGGATCACGAGCTCGAACTTCTGCAGCAGCTCCAGGGTCTCGCGCCGGCGCTCGAGCTGTGCGTTTGCCGCCGCGGCAGCCCTGGCCTTCACCACCCCCTCGGAGGGGCGAGCAGCCACTAACCGATCGTTGAGTTCAGCCACCTGGGACTCGAATTCCGCCCCCCGAACTCCACGATCCTTGAGTTTTTTCCGCAGGGCGAGGATCTGCTTCTCCTCCTCATCGGCGATCCCCTGGGCGATCGCGTCGTATTCCTTCGCGAAGGTGGTCTCGCGCAACCGGGCGGCGAAGGTCTGCACCATGCCCGCGTTGAAGCCCGGGACGGGGCTCCATTCGTCGTCGCCCAGAATGCCCACCCGCTCGCCCATCGCCCGCACCGAGCGAGCCATCTGGTGCATGAGGATCCCCCGGGTAGTCAGGAAAAGGGTCGGGCGCGAGATGCGTTTGTAGACCAGGCGGGCGATCCGGCTCTTGCCACCCCCGGTTGCGACCCGGGCGATGATCTGCCCGTGCCGAAGCACCTTCTCGACGATCTCGCGCTGGTAGTCGTAGCGGACGTCCTCGGGAAAGTCGTCGACGATCGGGAAGGCGGGGCCGAGCGCCGGCGGGAACGGCCGGCGGGCGAGGTTGACCTGGTGGCCCGCCTTCTTCAGGGCGGCGAGCACGATCGCGACGAACCCGGTCGGGAAGGTGTGGGTCTCGTAGTCGTAGAAGTTCGACCGCCCGTTCCACTGGTGGGACTGGAAAGCGCCCGTGTATTCCGCCCCCTCGACCTTGTAGGAAAGAGTCTCTTGAATCAAGGTGATGACGGCATCAGGCGGGGTTGTGCCGGCATGCGTCACGCGGGCGTTCACGGCGTTGTGGGCGATGGTCAGGATCACAGGGGTTGCCTTATAGAAGGAAGTCGGATATAGTCAGCGCTGACTGACGATCATACCTTATATAAGGGAGCCATGCCACTCAAGCAACTCACGGTCGACGCAAGCCTGCTGCGTCCGAACCCCTGGAACACCAACGTCGTCAGCCCCGAGAACGAGCTGAAGATCGAAGAGTCGATCAAGCGCTTCAAGGCTTTGGGCGGCATGTTCAAGCCGGTGATCGTCCGGGAGCTCCCGGGTGGCACCTACGAGATTCTGGGAGGAGAGCACCGCTGGCGTGCCGCGGTGAAGCTCGGCTACACCGAGATTCCCGTCGCGAACGTCGGCACGGTCAGCGACGAGACCGCACAGGAGATCGGTCTCGTCGACAACGGCCGCTACGGCGAGGACGACGTGCTGCGTCTCGCTGAACTCATGAAGGGCCTGGGCGACGTTGACGAACTGCAATCTTTCCTCCCGATGTCGAGCGACGACCTTGCGTCGATCTTCGCAGCTTCAACTATAGCGCTCGACGATCTTGACGCGCTCGACAAGGGCGAAGTTCCTGAAGCGGGGAGCGGGAAAGCTGAAGCCACCCACCAGATCATGCGCTTCAAGGTGCCGGTCGCCGATGTCGCGAAGGTGCAGGCGCTCATCGAGAAGACGATGCGGGTGCAAGGATTCCTCACCGAAGACTCCCTCACGAACGCCGGCAATGCCCTGGTTCACATCCTGATCACGGAGAGACCCGAGTGAGCAACAAATTCCCGTGCTGCGAGTTCTGCTACTACCGGAATCACCGCGACGAAGAAGTCTGTGACGAGTGCGAAAACGGGAGCGAGTTCGAGCCCGACGAAAGTGACCGCCAAGAGCGCCACACGAAGCCGAAGCGCTCCGAAATCGTGCTGCAGAACAAGTCCCGCATCGAGCTCGTGGACACTCGCGAGAAGGTCGTGGGCTTCTGCTCCCCAACAATCGAATCCATCATGAAGAGGAAGCCCGAATGACCGCGGAACTCAAGCTCGAGATGTGGGCGATCGAGGAGATCGCCCCCTACGACAACAACGTCAAGAAGCACCCGCCCGAGCAGGTGAAGGGCCTGGCGAAGCTCATCCGGGAAACGGGATGGGATCAGCCGATCGTGGTCGACCGCAACGGCGTCATCATCAAGGGGCACGGTCGGCGCCTGGCTGCAATCGAACTGGGGCTCACGAAGGTTCCGGTGATCGTTCGCCGCGACCTGACGCCCGAACAAGTGAAGGCGGCCCGCATCGCCGACAACCGCGTGGCGATGGGTGACATCGACACCGCTGCCTTGCGTGTGGAACTCGCCGAGATCGACCTGGAGATGCTTCGCGGCATCTTCACCGACAAGGAGCTCGAGTTCTCGACCGCCGACCTGGGCGAGATGAACCCGGGTGCCTTCATCGACGACCTCGACAGCGAAGTGCGCCGGCAGGAAGCCGAGACCAAGAACAAGGCGGAGGAACTGAAGGAGTCCGAGGTTCCCCTCACGCGGGCGATGGGCTTCAAGTCGATCGCCGGCAAGGACGAAATCTACCTCAACCGCTTCATGGCGCAGCTCGAGCAGCAGACCGGAATGAAGGGCTCGGCAGCGTTCATGTCCTTCGTGAAGGGTCTCGTCGGGGAGATCGCATCGTGACCGCCTTCGCCAAGCTGCCCAAGAAGGTCTGGGTCGGCACCCAGGAGTTCTACCTGCGCGTCGAGCCGCGCACGCATCCCGTTCTCGCCCCGCACGAGAAGGATCAGCCCAACTCCGACGGCATGACCGTGTTCGACGAGTCGCCGCACGAAAACGTGAAGGACTGGAAGCCCTGGTCGATCTACCTTTCCGACGATCTCAGCTTGCCGATGGGCCTCGAGACCCTGTGGCACGAGCTCACCCACGCGATCAACTGGGCCTACGACATCGAAGACGGTGCGGAGGAGGAATACATCGCCGACAAGCACGGCAAGGCGTGGAGCCAGTTCTGGATTGCCAACCCCCGCTTCGCTCGCTGGTGGAACAGCCAGTGCGTCGCGATTCGCAAGGAACGCGCCCATGCCTGACTACATCATCGACAAACGCTTCATGACACGGATCCAGCGCTCTGACCGGGTGCTGGAGATCGCCGAAGCGTTCGGGCTCGGACTCGACGACAAGGAGTTCGTGATCTTCGACAACCTGAAGCTCACGGTGCAGCCCGGGGACGTGGTCTACATCACGGGCCAGTCGGGCTCGGGCAAGTCGCTGCTCCTGAAGGAGCTCGAGCGCCAGATGGAAGAGGAGGGCAAGAAGGTCGTCAACCTCGACAAGATCGTCCTGAACAACGACCACGCCCTGATCGACCAGATCGGCACCGACACGAACGACGCGCTTCGCATCCTGTCGATCGCGGGGCTGAACGATGCCTACCTGTTCCTGCGCCGGCCCAACGAACTGTCCGACGGGCAACGCTATCGCTTCCGCCTGGCGAAGGCGATCGAGTCGGGGGCGGACGTGTGGGTCGCTGACGAGTTCCTCGCGGTGCTTGACCGCACCGCGGCGAAGGTGATCGCTTACTCAGTGCAGAAGACCGCCCGCAAGACCGGCGCGACGGTGATCGTGGCTACCACGCACACCGACATGCTGCCCGACCTGGCGCCGTCGCTCTACATCGAGAAGCGGTTTCGCGAAAAACTGCGGATCGAGACCGTCGACACACTGAAGGACGAGATCGCAGCCCAGAACGTCACAACCGTAGAGGGTCTGATGGAAAGACTCAGGGAGTGCCTGTGAAAGCGTCAACACTCAGCATCCAGCTCGACATCGACTACGCCCTTCAGCGTTTCCTGCACGAGGGACTGTGCGCGAACCAGACCGAGTTCAACGCCAGGGTGCGGTTCGACCCGTATGGTCGCCTCATCTTCTTCCTGCACTCGAAGGTCAAGCCCGGGAAGATGATCGAGTTCGTCGTCGACAACGGAACGATGATCAAGATTTCGGAATCCGGGACGTTCGAATGATCCTCGAGGGCGACGTCGAAATCATTCGTGGGCCGAGCGATCCGAAACACAGTCTGTCGATTCTGAAGGACTGCTACGTCGAGAAGGGCAGCCTCGAAGACTGGAAGCTCCTGCACGAGCTCCACTACAAGAGTTCGCAGCTCGGAATCGGGCCGCGCTACATGCGTTGCGTGCTCGATTCCGGCACGAGCGCACCGCTGGTCATCGGCGTCATGGTGTTCACCGTCCCGAAGCCTCTCGACAACGGTCGCAACCAGGTCTTTCCGCACCTGAAGCCGAACAAGGACGGCAAAGACAATCGCCTCATCAACCAGCAGCGCATGATGTGGCTCAACAAGAACCTGATTCTGTCGTCCCGAACGGTGCTCGACACCATGTATCGTGGCGCAGGGCTCGCCTACCGATTCAAGAACATCGGCTACCGCATGATGGGCTATCGCTACGTCGAGTCGCGTTCGTCGATGAGCCGCTACAATCCCTTCTCGATCAAGGCGGGCATGCGCTTCGTCGCACCCAGGCCCGCGGCAGCCCTGATGGACGGGTTGCGCTTCTTCCAGCGCAATTTCACTTCCCCGGGCTACGACTACGTCGCGATCAAGGAAGAGTTCTCGAAGATGGATCCCCACGTGCAGGAGAAGGTATGGGGCGAGCTTCGCGAGTTCTACTACCGTCACTCGTCGATGGAAAAGAGCGGCGACAACCGTCTCCGGGGCACTTCCCGGGTCGATGGCATGCCCTTTCCCTACCTTCTGAAGCAGACGCAGCAGCTCGTCTTCGGTGCCTCGGTCTACGCGGTCTGGAAGAACCCCGACTGGAGCATCGAGAACTGGGACGAGAAGGAGAAGTGCCTCAAGCACCTGCCGAAGCGCATTCCCGCCCTCGCGTTCGACCTGCAGGCGCCCGATGCGCCGCTGCGCCTCGATTTGCTGGAGACCCTGAAATGAACCACCTCACCGACAAGCAGGTGCAACTGCTCCGGGTCGTGCTCGCCGGCAACCCAGGCGGCACGCCGGGCACGATCGAGCCGGTCGACCTCGACCAGCTCATCGAGCGACTCGCCTACAAGCCCACAAAGGCGTCGATCCAGTTCTCGATTCGCGCCCTGATCGCCCGCGGGCTGCTCGAGAAAGGGGCACGCATTCAGCGACGCGACCGCCTGCGTGCGGTCTACTTGGCGACCGACCTTGCTCGCCAGGTGATGACGCTCGAGTCGAATCCGGGAATGGTGGAAAATCCGACCCCGCCCTTGCCGGAAGTGGCCGACCTGCGCGAAGCGCAACCGGCCCTTCCCGTCGAGTCTCCGAAGGGGGTGAATCTGGATTCCGAGGTGGTCTTTCTCGATTCCGACGATTCCGAGACTCCCGGGACTCCCGAAGTATTCGATCTCTAATAAAAACAAGAACTTACCGACTTGGCACTTTTTGCCCTCTCCCTAGTAAATAGTGACTTCTTTCAAACCTTGAAAGGAACCATGAACCATCACGCGCGTGCGCGACCGGGGGAGATGCAGTCAGCGCTGATTGCATCGGAATCCGACTTGGGGTATGCTGCGACCCGTCTCCTCCCATGGGCGCGATTCTCCACGCGCCCCTTTTTTTCGACGGTGGCTGAATGACCGAAGAGAAGAAGGACGACAAGCCGAAGTTCGACAAGAAGCGCATGGCCCCCAGGCATCGCCGGGAGGCGATCGAGCTTTGGGAGCGCGGCGAGGTCACCATCGACGACCTGTCGAAGCGCTACAACAAGCACCCCGACACGTTCCGCCGGCTGTTTCGGGAGAATGGCGTCGAGAAAGGGAGCAAGGCGAAGAAGTTCGAGGAGAAGGTCGCCGAGAAGGTTGAGAAGCAGCTCTCGGATGATGCGATTGAGACCGCCAATCGCATCAAGGAGACACGCGACGGCTCCTACCGCATGCTCAAGGCGATCCAGGCGCTCGTCTCCCACGAGATTCGCAAGGCCCAGGAAGAGAACCGCTCTCTCGCGACCACCGAGAAGACCATGAAGGCGCTGAAGCTCTCGGCAGAGACAGTCGAGATCACTCGCCGGGGTCGCTTCGACATCCTGGGGCTCAACAAGGACGACTACGACGACGAGGAAGTGCCCGATCTCGAGGTTCGCGAGCTCACTGATGAGGAGATTCGCCGGCGCATGGCTGCCGCGGAAGCCGAGATGGAAGACGAAGACGACCTGGACGTCGTCGAAAGCAACATCAAGAAGGGCATCACAGGTGGCCCACCGTCCCCTGACGATGAGGAGAAGGGCAAGGGCACCGAGCAGTGAAGAAAACCCGGCACCTCTACCTCCACCCGCGTCAGATGGAGGTCTATATGTCGCGCCACCGCTTCAGGGTGGTGGTCGCCGGCCGCCGGTGGGGCAAGACTCAGCTCGCCAAGACGCTGATCATCAAATACGCCCGGATCCGCAAGCGCCTGATCTGGTATGTCGCCCCGAGCTACCGCATGGCGAAGCAGATCATGTGGCCCGAGCTCATGGAGTCGATCCCCCGTCGCTGGATCAAGAAGATCAACGAGACGACGCTCTCGATCCTGCTCATCAACGGCACGCGCATCGAGCTGAAGGGCGCGGACAATCCCGACTCCCTGCGGGGTGTGGGGGTTCACTTCCTGGTCATGGACGAGGTGCAGGACATCGACCCCGAAGCCTGGAAGAAGGTGCTGCGCCCGACCCTGGCGTCGACGGGCGGGCATGCGGTGTTCATCGGCACCCCCAAGAGCTACAACTTCCTCTACGACCTCTACATGAAGGGGCAGAAGGTCGAAAGCCAGGACAAGGGTCGCTGGAAGAGCTGGCAATTCCCCACCCTGACCTCCCCGTTCATCGCGGAGAAGGAAATCGAGGAGGCTCGGCTCGACATGGATCCCAAGAGCTTCGCCCAGGAATTCGAGGCGAGCTTCGAGACCATGAGCGGGCGCGTCTACTACCCGTTCGACCGGAAGGTTCACGCCCAGGCAGACCGCCCGTTCAACCCGAACCTCGAAATCTGGGTGGGGCAGGACTTCAACATCGACCCCATGAGCTCGGTGATTCTGCAGCCACAGCCCACCGGCGACGTCTGGGCGGTCGATGAGATCGTCCTGAAAAGCGCCTCGACTGAGGATGTCTGCGACGAGCTCGAGCGACGCTACTTCCGGTGGCAGGACAAGATCATCATCTACCCTGACCCCGCCGGCGCCTATCGCCAGCATGCCCGCGGGGAGTCCGACGTTCAGATCCTCATGGATCGGGGGTTCAAGAAGATCCAGTTTCGCAAGAAGCACCCGCCGGTGGCCGACCGGGTTAACGCGGTCAACCGGATGCTTCGGGATGCGACCGGGCGGGTTCGGTTCTGGATCGACCCCAAGTGCAAGAAGCTGATCGAGTCGCTCGAGCAGACCATCTACAAGCCGGGCGGTCGCGAAATCGACAAGGAGCAGTCGGTCGAGCACTCGGCGGACGCCCTGGGCTATCCGATCGAATTCCGCTTCCCGGTCAGGAAGATCGTGATTGCGGGGGTCTCGATTTGACCCCTTGCGTTAGTCACCACTGACTGCTACACTGCCGGAGCTTATACAGGACAGACATGGCCGACCCCGTTTCCGAACAGACCAGGCTCAGGAGCTTCATCAAGCGTCGTCACCCCGAATACGACGCGATGGAGAGTCACTGGGCGTTTCTCCAGGACACCTACAACGGTGGACGGGAGTGGTTCGTCAACAACATCTTCAAGTATCACAAGGAAGGTGACGACGAATACAGTGCCCGTCGCAGTCGCGCCTATCGCTTCAACCACACCCGGGAAGTGGTCGACCTCGTCGACAAGCACATCTTCAAGATGCTCATCGTTCGCCGCGAAGGCGACGCCCCGGAGAGCGTGAAGAAGTTCTGGGAGAACTCCACCCTCAACGGTCTCGAGATCGAGGATTACGCCAAGCGCATTTCCTGCGCCAGCTCGACCAATGGTCGCGTCTGGGTCGTGGTCGACTCGAACCGCACCGGCAAGATCAGAACGAAGGCCGACGAGAAGAAGGCCGGCGTTCGCGTCTACTCCTACATGGTGCTGCCGCAGGACGCGCTCGACATGAGCTACGACGACCGCGGCGACCTCAACTGGATTCTCATTCGAGAGACGACGCGGGACGATGCCGACCCCATCGACAGTTCCGGCAAGGTGAAATACCGCTACCGGCTGTGGACTCGCACGTTCAGCCAGCTTTTCGAGACGAAGGGCGAAGATTCGAAGGATCCCACGAAGGTCAAGGTGATCCCCCGCGCCCCGATCATGCACAACCTGGGCGTCGTGCCGGTGTTCGCCGCCGACAACGTGATCTCCGACGAACCCTACACTTCACCGGCGATGATCGCCGATGTCGCCTACCTCGATCGTGCGGTCGCGAACTATCTGTCGAACATGGACGCGATCATTCAGGATCAGACCTTCAGCCAGCTTGCGATGCCGGCCCAGGGTCTCATGCCGGGCACCGACACCGACACCGCGACCATCGACAAGCTCATCCAGATGGGCACGAAGCGCGTCTTCACCTACAACGGCGAGGGCAACGCGGCACCCTTCTACCTCTCGCCCGACGTGAAGCAGGCAGAACTCATCCTGGCGGTCGTCGGCAAGATCATCAACGAAATCTACCACTCGGTCGGTCTCTCGGGCGAACGCACGAAGGACGACTCGGGCAAGGGCATCGACAACGCTTCGGGCGTGGCGAAAGCCTACGACTTCGAGCGCGTCAACGCCCTGCTCGCCTCGAAGGCAGGTTCGCTCGAGCGCATCGAGAACCGGCTCTGCTGGCTCGTCGCGAAGTGGCATGGCGAAGAGAAAATGATCGAGGAGCTCGAGAACGAGCTGGTCGAATACCCCGACAACTTCGACGTTCGCTCGCTCTACGACGAATTCGAGATCGCCGCCCGCCTGGCGCTGATCGACGCTCCCGACGAAGTGCGTCAGGAGCAGATGAACACCCTGATCGAGAAGCTGTTCCCGCAGGTGAAGGAAGAAGTGATGGAAGCGCTGAAGGAAAGCGTGAAGTCGTGGCCGCCCGATCCCGTCGAGATGGCTCGCAAGATGGCCGAAGCCGGTGCTGCCGGCGCGGCAAAGGGCGACCCGATCAAGAAGGAAGGCAAGAACGCAATCGCGAACAAGGTAGTGAACTCGTAGCACAAACCGGCCAAGAGATCGGCCACAAGCGCCCGAGAGATAGGGCAGAAAGGTAGTGTATGACCCCCGAAGAACTGGCGGCCCAGAAAGCCGCGGAGGAAGCTGCTGCGAAGAAGGCTGCCGAAGAGGCTGCGGCGAAGAAGGCCGCGGAGGAAGCCGAAGCTGCGAAGAAGAAGGAAGAGGAAGACGCCAAGAACAAGCTGACCGACAAGGAAGCGGCTCTGCTCAAGGACGTCATGAAGAAGAAGGAAGCGCTCGAGAACGCCACCAAGGCGAAGGAGGCGCTCGAGGCGAAGCTCAAGGAATTCGACGGCATCGACCCGGTCGCGATCAAGAAGTTGATCGCCGACCAGAAGGCCGCCGAGGAGCTCGAAGCCGTTCGCAAGGGCGAGTGGGAGAAGGTGAAGGCCCAGATGAACGAAGCCCACCAGAAGGAGCTCAACGCGGTCGCCGGCAAGCTCGCCGAGAAGGACACCGAGATCGGCAACCTGAACAAGACGATCGCGGACATCACGGTCGGCTCTTCGTTCACGGGCTCGAAGTTCGTTCACGACGACCTGGCGCTCACGCCCAACAAGGCGCGTGCGCTCTACGGCGCCCACTTCGAATACAAGGACGGCAAGGTCGTCGGCTACGACAAGCCCGCGGGCCAGAAGGATCGCGCCCCGCTGGTCGACGGCAAGGGCGAACCCCTGTCCTTCGACGAAGCGTTCAAGAAGATCATCGAGGCCGACCCCGACAAGGACTCGCTGCTGAAGAGCAAGATCGGCGAGGGCGCCGCTTCCTCGACGGGCAAGCCCGGCGGGAAGGAAGCCGACGGCGGCAAGAAGGACGAGAAGAAGCTCACCCCGATCGAGAAGATCGCGGCCGGCCTGGAGGCGGCCAGCAAGAAGAAGTAACACGGATGCACACTGGGACGAATGGGGGTCTTCCCTTTTTCGTTCCAGTGTGCTACAGTCAGTGCTGACTTACATCCTGATGGGCTCGGCGGACCTAAGAGACGTGGCGCCAAGTCGCATTTCGTAGGCCCCGGGATAGCAGGTCGCATTTCAACCCAGACAGGAAAGGAATCACTATGCCGCTGCTCCGAGTCGAGGCCGAACGCCTCTCCCCCGACCACGTCCTCGCTGGCGTGATCGAAGAAGTCCTCACGAAGGACGAGATGCTGGCGATGCTGCCGTTCCAGAAGGTCGACGGCAAGGCGCTGGTCTACCACCGTGAGAAGTCGCTGGCTTCCGTCGACTTCCTGGATCCGAACGACACCGTCAACGAGGGCGCCGTGGACTTCGACGAAGTCACCGCGAAGCTCCGCATCCTCGCCGGCGACGTCGACGTCGACAAGTTCCTCCAGGAGACGATGTCGAACCTCAACAACCAGAAGGCCATCCAGATCGCGGCCAAGGCCAAGGCGATCTCCCGCAAGTTCGCCGACACGGTCGTGAACGGCGACGTGACGGGCGACACCAAGTCGTTCGACGGCCTGAAGAAGCTGACGGTCGCGGGCCAGACGCTCACCGCGGGGGCCAACGGCGCCGCGCTGACGATGTCGATGCTCGACGACCTGGCCGACCAGGTGCCGCTCGGTGCCGACGCGCTGATCATGCGCCCGGGCACCTACCGCGCCTACCTGGCGCTGCTCCGTGCCCTCGGCGGCGCGCAGCCGCAGCAGGTCATGATCGAGAACTTCGGCATGGTGCCGGCCCACAACGGTCTCGCGATCCTGCGGAACGAGTGGCTGCCCGGCAACGAAGTGCAGGGCGGCTCCTCGGCCTGTTGCTCGATCTACGCCGTGCGCTTCAACGAGGCCGACGGTTTCCACGGTCTGTTCGGCGGCGACTCGGCCGGCTGGCGGATCGAGGAGATCGGCACCGTGCAGAACAAGGACGCGACCCGCACCCGCGTGAAGTGGTATTGCGGGGCCGCCCTGAAGAGCACGAAGGCCGTGGCTCGTCTCAAGGGCGTCACCAACATCTAACCCTCGGGTTAGCTGTCACGACTGAATACGGGGGCGGCAGCGATGCTGCCCCCGTTTCACATCAGCAATCTCTTTTGAGGGGAACAAAGTGAAACTGAAGATCACGCAGCCTGGTTGGGAAGCCTTCAACGGCAACCTCGGTGGGGCCAACTTCGTCAATGGAGAGAGCGTCGACGATGTCTCGCCGGTTCTGTGCCAGCGGCTCGCAGCCCTGATCACCATCGAGGAGGTCGGCACCGGGATCAATCCGTCTCCGTCGCAGATCATCCTCGACAACGTCGACACTCCCATGGACTCGAAGCTCGAGCCCACCAACATCACGAACGTCTCCGAGCAAGGGGCGATTCGGGAAGAAGGCGACGGCCTGGGCAAGCTCTACGAGCGCGAGGAGCTCGAAACGATCCTGGGCACGGTCGGCATCAAGGGTCTGCGCGAGATCGCCGATCCGCTCGAGATCAAGGCGAAGAGCGGGGTCGAGTTGATCGACAAGCTGCTCAAGACGGGTGCCCGGCATCCCGGTCAGCAGTCGGCGGGCATTGCCGGCGATGACGCCACGATCGAGAAGGGCGCCGGCGTCTCCGACGGTCGCATTCTGACCAAGGCTCCCGCGCCCAAGGAAGCTGAACCGACCCCCGTGCCCGCGGGCGTCGCAACCGTGCAAGACGACTCCGTCGCATTCGTCGAAGAGGACTGATCCATGAAGGTCTTGGCCCCGAACATCAGCGCGATCTACTCGGCAACCGTCTCGGCGCCCGTCGGCGCCCTGGTGACGCTTTCCGCCTTCGTCTTCGAGGTCATCGACCAGAACGGCCTGGTGAAGCAGGTGTCGGCGGCCGGCACGGTGACCAGCGCAGCGGCACCGTTCGGGATCCAGATGAACCTGGACGCGGCGACCAACACCCTCGCGGTCGGGGAAACCAGGGCGATCCGGCAGATTCGGGTCACCATGACCTTCTCGGACACCTCGGTCTACACCGCGACGATCAACTACATCGTTCGCAGCGATGGGCTGATCGTCGGCGAGAACAGCTTCATGAACGAGCTCGAGGCCGAGCTGCTCGCCACCGACATGCACGACTTGGCGGGATGGAGTGCCGCGACCTCCGAGAACCGTCGGACGGCGCTCATCTCCGCCTACGAGGCGATCTGCCGGATGCAGTTCATCTACGACGAGGACACCGCGAACCAGAGCACGATCACCTGGGACGGCGACACCCCGGGCTCGGAAAGCGACCTCGACGAGCTCGACGCCGCGAAACTCGCCCTTCTGCCGCCCGAGTTCTTCGAGTCCCTCAAGAAGGCGCAGCTCTACCAGGCGAACTATGTTCTGGGTGGGGAACCCGAACAGCAGGCGATCGAATCGGGCGTCTTCTCCCGCACTGTGGGCGAGAGCTCGCAGATGTTCCGGCCCGGGATGAAGCCGATCGAATTCCCGGTTTGCAAGCGGGCGATGAAAGCCCTGCACGGCTACACGACGGTTGCCAGATGGCGCATCGGGCGTGGCTGACCGGCCGGCAGCTTGAGGCTCCGGCTGCCCTGATCGAGGGATCCTACCGCGGTTACCTGGCGAACCTCGAGGTGCTGCTCGCACGTGCCTTCGAGAACCCCGACCCGGAAAGCACCCAGGTTCGGGTGAAGCTGGAAAACGAGACTTTCGATCGTCTTCTGGGCAACCAGGGCGCCGCCGTGGGTGTGCTCTCAGAGTCCCGCAAGCAAGCGCTGGAGGCGGGCGTCTCGGTGGTTTCGGAACCGCTGCAGCACGAGATTTTCGCCCAACTCGAGCTGCTTTCAATCGAGGGCTACAACGAAGTCATCGGCGAGATCCTGGCGATGGCGATGCGTGACCAATACGCCGCCTTGCGGGCGTTTCGGACGTTCGCGATCGAGACCCACCTGGGTCGCCCCCGCTACGGGAAGAATGCCCCTATCTACGCCCGTCGCGAGAAGGTCGCCAACCTGCAGTTCAAGACGATCGACAAAGCGGGTCGCCGGTGGGATACCGCGACCTTTCTTCGCAACATGGTGCGGGGCTACCTCGTGCAGCTTCAGGCGGATTCGGCTGCCTTCGCCATCTCCCAGAAACAGGATCTCGCCAAGATCACCTGGCCTGATGGACGCCCGTCTGTGACGATCTCGCTGTCGGGCAAGACCCCGGGATACCCGACTTACAAGGACGCCCGGGACGAGCTCTTCCACCCCAATTCGACCGCGATGATGGAGCCCGCATGACGACACTGAATCCCATGAATTCCTGCGTCATCACCCCCATGGTGGGCTCGAACGACTACGGTGAGGCGCAGCTTTCGACGACCTCCTACACCGAGAAGTGTGCCATCGTGACCGTCGAGACGATCACACAGCACACCACGGTGCGTGCCGACAGCTCGGCTTCCCGCGGCTACGGCGAAGACTTCGCCGCCCGCAGCAAGATTCTCCTGATCCCGGGCACGGTCGCCCGCATGGGAGACAAGCTCGAGGTGTCCGGGGCGACGCTGCGGATCATCAGCATGCACCCCCGCTACACGATCTGGGGACAGCTCGACCACTACGAAGTCCGGGGCGAGGCATGGGACTGAAACTCCGACTGAATGGCGTCCCCATTGATTTTTTCGATGGCGAGATCGTCGCGAACCGGGTAAAGGCAATCATCTCCCACGAGGGGGACAAAGCCTCGAAGGTCGTCAACGACATTCTGCGGGACGGGGCGAAGAAGATCGCCGAAACCGCGAAGGACATGGCGCCCTACGCTTCGCCCGAATACGGCGGCAGCAGCAACCCCCGCAAGCACCTTCAGGAAGCAATCGAGGTGAAGAACGAGAATACCGGGGGCGGGCGTGCCCTCAAGCTCACGGTCTGGGTCAATGGCCGACGCACCGACGACCAGGGCCGGCCGATCGGGCGCTATGCCTGGCTCATGCACGAAGGGCTGCTCCCGCACGGCGAATGGGGCGGCCCGGGGTTCGAGGCGAGCCCCTCTACCCTGGCAAAGGGTGCCCAGGCCGGGGGCAAGTTCCTCGAGCGGGCGTATCGCGAGCATGCCGACAAGATCAAGCGCAAGGCGGAGCAGGCCGCCAGAAAGGTGTTCGGAAAATGATCCTCGAAACCGTCCGCGACAAGCTTGCGGCCACCACCAACCCCGCTCTGGGCCTTGTGAAGGCCCAGAACCTTTTCATCAACGGCTGGCCGGCAGACAACCGGGAGGGGGTCATGCTGCGTCACTACTTCGGCGGGGTCGACTACGACCACGAGAAGCCGGGCTGGCGTCAGACGACCTTCCAGGTGATCACCCGGGCGCCCTCCTACGCGGTCGCCGAAACCCTGGCGAAGAACATCATCACCGCCCTGACGATCCAGACCGAGCAGCAGGTCGGGACGTTGTGGATCAAATACATGCGCCCGCGTGCCGAACCCTTCCCGTTCCCGGAAGCTCCGTCGAAGCTGAACGAGTTTCTTGTGAACTTTGATGTCTGTTACGTCGTCGGTTGACGCGAGTGCCCACTTCTGGCACAATCAGGCAGTCGTGACTGATCCCTCCCAATTTCCCTAGCTAGGAAAGGAACCTGCAATGAAGAGCGATACCCGCAACGTCAAACTCGGTGTGTGCCGGGTCTACTTCGACGGCGACGACCTGGGTCTGACTCAGGGTGGCGTCGAGGTGAACGTCACGTCCGAGACCCACAAGGTCGAAGTCGACCAGATGGGCAAGACCCCCATCAACGAATACGTGATGGGCCGCAGTCTCACGGTCAAGGTGCCGATGGCCGAGACCACGGTCGAGAACCTGATCAAGATCATGCCGGGCGCCACGCTGACCCAGACGGGCGGCACCAAGGCGTCGGGCACGGTCACGATCACGACCAACCCGTCGGACGGCGAGACGATCATCATCAACGGCGTCACGATCACGTTCAAGACCGCGGTCGCCAACAACCAGACCCAGGTGCTCATCGGCGCGTCCTCCGCTGCCACCGCGACGAACCTGTCGAACTTCATCAACGCGACGTCCAACCCGCTGCTCTCGCTGGTCGACGCCTCGCCGTCCACCAACGTCGTGACGCTCACCTACGAGTTCGTCGGCGTGGAAGGCAACACCTTCACCACCGTCACCGGCACTGCCGCGGCGAAGGTGACGATGGGTGGCGCGACCCTCACGGGTGGCGTCGACGCGACGAAGAAATACGTCTCCGTCGACCATGGCATCGGCCAGGATCTCCTGACCAGCGCCAAGGAACTGCGCCTGCACCCGACCGCGAAAGCCGCCGGCGACCTGTCCGACGACTTCGTGATCCCGCTGGCGAACACGGGCGGCGCCCTGAACTTCGCCTACAAGCTCGACCAGGAGCGGATCTTCAACGTCGAGTTCACGGGCTACCCGGATCCGACGACCGGCCGCCTCTTCATCGTGGGCGACAACTCGTAACCTAGCCCTACCCCGCAGTGAAACATAGCCCGATGACCCCCGCCATGAGCGGGGGTCTTTCGGCTTTCGATCCCCAACCCCTGAAGGAGATGTCGTGCAAATTCTGAACCTGGACGAACTCGCGAAAGTCACCCGCGCCGTCACGATCAAGGGAGTCACCTACAAGATCGAGGAGATGAGCGTCGAGGGCTTCATCGCCTATTCGCAGGAAGTGAAGAAGCTCGAGGAGAAGCAGAAGCAGGTCGGCCTCACCGAGGCAGACCACATCCATTCGATGATCTCGACGATCCGCCTCGCCATGCCGGAGTGCCCGGAAGACGTGCTGCAGGGTCTCAAGATTCCGCAGCTCACCGCACTGGTGAGCCACATCAACGGCGAGTTCGACGGTGCGGGCGCAGCGCCCGGCGTCCTCACCAACACAGAGGAGGCCGCTGACCCAAAGTCCTGAAGGAGGGCTCGGTCGACTTCAGCTTTCTCGTATGCCGTGTGAGTTCGTTCTACTGCATGGGATACGCGGAAGTGATGAAGATGCCGATTCGCGCCTTCTGGGTGTTCTCTCGTAACGTCGATCGACTGCGTGCCCAGGATAGCCTTCGCAATCTTCGGATCGCGATCGCAGCGCAGAACAGTGAGGCGGCGACCGAACTCTCCGAAGAACTGGTGTTGGGCATCGGGGATGTTGCGATGCCCGACATTCGCGAAGAACCCTTGGATCAAGCAGGACTCGACGAACTGCGGAATCTTCAATAACGAAAGGAAAACGTCGTGGCAACAGTCGGTGAACTGAATGTCGACCTGACCCTCACGGATCGGGGATTCACCGTCACCACGACGAAGGCGGGGAGCGTCATTTCGACGTTCACCCGCCAGCTTCAACAGGCCGACGCGGCGCTCGAGAAGCACAAAGCGCATCACCAGGGTCTCCTGACCTCGTTCCGGCATTTCGTCGTCATGCTCGGGGCGGCACGCTTCGCCCTGATGGACTTCAACGACGTCATCCTGGGTCTGCCGCGCTCGATCGTGAAGACGTCCGGCGAGATGGAACGGCTGACGAAGCTCATGGAAGGTCTGTCCCGTGCCACGGGCGAGGCCGCCAAGAAAGCCGATGCCGCACAGAGTTTCGGCTTCATCATCGACGCAGCTCAACGCGCCCCGTTCGAGATCAAGGCGCTCACCGACGCCTTCGTGAAGTTCAAGAGCGCCGGCGTCGACCCGATGAAGGGCGGTTTCGACGGACTCATCAACTCGGTCGCGAAGTTCGGCGGCGACTCCCAAACCCTGCACCGTGCCTCGATCGCGATTCAGCAGATGGCCGGTAAGGGTGTCATCTCCATGGAAGAGCTGCGGCAGCAGTTGGGCGAGGCTGTCCCCAACGCGATGCAGCTCATGGCGGACGGCACCGGCTACAGCATGGCGCAGTTCGTCAAGCACGTTTCCAAGGGCGAAGTGCAGGCCCGGGAAGGTCTTGCCCGGATGTTCGTGCAGATGCAGCTTCAGAACCGGGGCGCCGCTGCCGCGATGATGGACACCTGGGTCGGTCTCGTGCAGCAGTTGGAGACGACCTGGCGTCTGCTCGAGAACGCCGCAGGTCAGGGCTTCATGGGGGCACTCAAGGAAAGCACCCGCGAGCTGATGGAAATGCTCAAGGGGCCCGAAGCGAAGCGCTTCGCGTATGAGGTGGGTGAAGGACTGAAGACCGCGGTCATCTACGGCACCCAGTTCGTCAAGCAGCTCTACGAGATGTCGACGCTGATCAAGGATCTCGCAATCGCCGCCGCGGTGTTCTTTGGGGCGAATAAGCTGAAGGAATGGGCGGTTTCCGCCTCCGGTGCCCTGGCGGCGCCCTTCCGGGCCCAAATGGTGACAATGCAGCAGGCGAATGCAGCCCTGAACGAACGCATCGCCGCGGTTGCGCGGGCGCAGATCACCGAGCGGGAAATGGCGGTGGCCGCTTCCGCTGAAATCATGGCACGCAAGCGTGCTGAATACGCCGCGCTCGAGACGCAGCACGCGCAGCACCTCGCCCGCATCGCGAACCTCGAGGCAATCTCCCGTGCCGGACGCTATGCCGCGGGCACGACAATCGACGGCACCAAGGTCGGTGGCCGCTACGTCGACCAGGCCGCAATCGCGGGTCAGATCGCCGCGTCCCAGACTGCCGCCCGTATCGCCGACGAGCAGATGAAGAAGAACCAGGAGCTCCGTGCCGAGATCGCCAAGACCTCGGAAGAGCACCGCAACCAAATCACCGTCCTCGGTCGTCAAGCCGACTCTGCCGCGAATGCCGGCAAGTCGCTCGGGGCACTGGGGTTGGCTGCAGCGGGTCTGCGCGGGTTGCTGGCTGCGCTCGGCGGCCCGTTTGGAGTGCTCATCACGGTGCTCTCGATCGGCATCCCGCTCTGGATGGAGTGGGGCAATCGCGGCAAAGAGGCGATCGAGAAGGTCAAGCGTGCCCTGGCGAGCGGCACCGCGGACAAGGAAACCCTCGATTCGACCGACGCCCGGGTCGAGGAGCTCAAGCGCAAGATCGAAGAGCGCGAGAAGATTCTGTCCCTGCCGGCGACCGACAAGGACTATCGCTTTCGCAACCGCCCGAAGATGCGTGCTGCCTTCGAGAAGGAGCTCGCCGAGTGGAAGGAAGAGCTCGCCGCGGCGACGAAAGATCGCAACGAGGCGATGAAGCAGGTCTCCGACAACAACGCGAAGGTCGGCGCCAGTGCGATCGAGAAGGAATTCGACGCCGCCAAGATCGCGATCGCGAAGGGGTTCGACGAGCAGCGCGACCGGGTGAAGGAAAAGCGCAACGAGCTCGAGCTCGACACCAGCGTCTCGCCGGAGAAGAAGAAGGACAAGCTCACCCTGTTCGCGAAGCAGATCGGGGAGATCGGCGCGAAGCAGGCGGAGGCGGAACTCGCGGCGCTGCAGGGGATTCGCTCGCGTCTCGAAGCCGAATACGACAAGGGGCCCCTGAGTCCCGAGGCGCAGGGTCGCCTGAACGCGGTGAAGCGTCTCATCTCTCAGCAGATGGATCTGGTGAGCGAGTCGCGCAAGTTCGCCGACAACCAGATGAAGATGGAGAAGAAGGATCGTCGCGAGGAGCCTCTCACCCGCTCCCTCGAAGATGCCCGCATCAAGATGAACGAGGCTCTCGCGAAGCTCGGCGAGATCGAAGATGGCACGGTGACGGTCTCCGAGGTCTACGAGCGCGTGACCCGTCGCGTTCAGGGCATGCTGAAGGAAGGGCGCTATGACGTCGCGGACGCCGCTGACCCGAAGAAGCTCATTCGCCCCGCCGCCGATGACTCCCGTCTGATCCTCGAGGGCTTCTATCTCACGATCGCCGAAATCGCGACGAAGAATAACCAGATCATCGGCAATGCCAACAAGGAGCTCGCCAAGAGCATCGAAGACCTGGCGCAGTCTTCCGAGCGCTTCTGGGATCCTGAAAACGCCGAGCGCCGGTCGTCGGCCGTCATGAAGGTCGAGCAGAGTCTCGCGAAGATGCGGGCGACCCTGATCGACACCCGGGCCGGGCTCGAGACTCAGCTTTCCGACCCGAAGATTCTGAGCAAGCTCAAGCCCGAGGAAATCGAGAACATTCGCCAGGGCATCATTCGTCTGACGGGCGAGATTGAGACCTTCGACCAGAAAGCCGCGCAGATCACCCAGAACACGGGCCTCGCTGCCCTGATGAATTTCGCAAGCGACTTGCGTGCGAAGACCCAAACCCTTGCTGCGGACGCGATCGAGAACCCGATGGAACGCGCCCGGGCATCGTTGCAAGCGTCGAACGAGCGTCTGGTCAAGCAATTCGACGCGATGAAGACCGCGGCGCTTGCCGGGCTGCAGCCCTACACCGAGGAATGGGCCTGGGCGATGATCTTCGTGAACGATGCCCACAAGATGATGCTGGACAACATGGCGGCGAACGAAGCTGCCTTCTTCCGGCAGCACAAGACCGCGGTCGACAAGATGCTCGACTCGTGGAAAGACACCGCGACCCAAATGGACAACGCCACCGCGCAGTGGGCGCAGAACGGCGTGAACGAGGTCCTCAACTTCGTGAAGACGGGGAAATTCAACTTCTCCGACTTCGCTGCGTCGATTCTCATGGACATCCTGAAGATCCAGATTCAGGCGACGCTCGTGAAGCCGCTGTCGGGACTGCTCCCCTCGATTGGTGGGTGGATTCTGAACGGGCTTGGTCTTGGTGCCACGCCCCCGGCAGGCTACATGTCCTCGCCGGACGGAACCTTCGCGAAGGGCGGCATCATGACCCCCGAAGGCCCGCTCCCGCTTCGCAAGTATGCCTACGGTGGTGTCGCCAAGTCGCCCCAGGTCGCCTTGTTCGGAGAGGGTTCCCGTCCCGAAGCCTACGTTCCCCTGCCTGACGGTCGGTCGATCCCGGTGAGCATGCAGGGCGGCGCCCCGAACGTCGTCGTGAACGTCATCAACCAGACCGGCCAGCAGGTCGAGGCAGAGCAGCAGGGTCAACCCCGCTTCGACGGCCAGAAGCTCATCCTCGACGTGGTGCTCTCGGCGGTCTCCCGTCCCGGCAACTTCCGTGACGGCATGAAAGGAGCGCTGCGCTAATGGCCGCCTTCCCCCTGAACCACAACTCCCAAGGGTGGGACTCGAAGCTCTACAAGGTCTCGAAGGAGGACAAGTCGATTCGCACCGAGATGGACGGCGGCTACATGACATCGCGCCCGCGGCATACCCGGGCCGCCCGTCGCACCTGGACGATCGGCTGGAAGAGCATGCTCAACGCCGACAAGCTGACCCTGGAGACCTTCTGGGACACGGTCGCCGGCGGATCCGACTCATTCACCTGGACGGAACCCGACACCAGCACGGTCTACACGGTGCGGTTCAAGGGGCCGATCAACTTCGACTACGCCGGCATGGGCAACACGAAGCTCTGGGACGTCACCTTGAGCCTCGAGCAGGTCTAGTAGACACGAAATTCATTTTCAAGTATAGTCAGCGCTCGCTTTCAACTCTCCTTAGAAAGGAATGACCATGCACAGCCCGAAATACGTCACCCCCGCCTACAAGACCAACCCGCTTTCCGCGATCGCCGCGGGCAAGACGGGCGAGCCCGAGACCTTCGCCTATGCCGGCGGCGCCGATGCCTCCGCGTCGAAGATCGTCTTCACGGGCAACCACATCGCCGGTGACACCGTCACGGTCGGTGGCGTGGTCTTCACCGCCGTCGCCTCCGGTGCCGCCGCGTATCAGTGGAACGTGGGGGTCGACCTGTCGACCTCGATCACGAACCTGATCACCGCCCTCGACGCCGCCAAGGCAGCCAAACCGACGGTCGCCGCGTTCACCTTCACCAAGACCGACACCAACACCGCCCTCACGGCGACTCCGGTGGCGCTCTCCGGCGATCTGGGCAACACGACCACGGCCGACTTCGGCTCGACCCACAGCACGGTCGTGGTGACCCGCCAGACGAACGGCAAGGCCAACTACGCGGTCTCCCTCGACACCGAGACCTCGATCTTCAACAACGCCACGGGCGGCAACGCCATCCTGGCGGCGGGCGACGAAGGCCAGGACAAGAACCTGGTCAACATCGGCGCCGGCTCGGTGGTCGTCTACTGCACGATCCAGGGCGGCACGAAGATCACCATCCCGCAGAACAAGGCGGCGATCCTGACCTGGCTCGGCAGCATGTGGCGCGTCGACCTGAACGACGGCGGCACGATCGCCTAAGAGGTCTCCTGACCCCGCAAACGGGCGCTTCGGCGCCCGTTTTCGTTTCCCCTTGCATCAGGCAGCACTGACTGTCAAAATACGCCTATGCCTGCCAACAAATCCCTCTCGATCGCGACCGTTCTCGAGAAGAACAAGGTCGCTTCAGCCGTCCCCTTCCTCCTGTGCCTGGACGTCACGGTGGTCGACCCGTCGACACAAAGCGACGTCGAGACGCTCCGCCTGGTCAAGAACAGCGAAAACGTCACCTGGAACGGCAACGTCTACACCGCCGCCGAGTTCGATGTCGAGCTGAAGGAAGAGGCGGGAGCGCAGCCCGAGATCAACCTGACGGTCGTCGACTACACGAAGACGATCGCGCAGCGCCTCGAGAGCTACGGCGGCGGGGTGGGCTTCAAGGTCACAGTCTCGGTCGTGCATGGCACGACTGGCACCCTTCCGAGCCTCAAGCCCGAGGTGCAGTTCTTCTTCGAGATCATCGGGGCGTCGGTCTCCGAATACGTCTGCTCCTTCACGCTCGGGGCGGAAAACCCCCTGACGAAGCTCTTCCCGCGGCGTCTGCAGGTCAAGAACTTCTGCGCCTGGCGCTATAAGGATCCGGCCACATGCAAATACGCCGGCGGCATCGTCGGCTGCGACTTCACCCTTTCCGGCCCCAACGGCTGCAAGGCCCACAACAACGAAGCCAACTTCGGGGCATTCCCGGGGATCAACAATGCGGGCTCCAGATACTTCTGAGGTTGCCGACCTGGTCGGAACCCCGTTCGCCTACGGCGGTCGGGGCCCCGACACCTTCGACTGCTACGGGCTCGTGCGCGAGCTCCATCGTCGTCAGGGGGTGTTGCTGCCCGACTATCGCTCCCCGAGCGACCGCCCGCACATTTCGGCACTGATGATGAACCAGCTTCAGCTCTGGGAGCCCACCAGCCCCGAACCCGGTGCGGTGGTCGTCATCAAGATCCTGGGGCGGATCGCCCATTGCGGGATCGTGCTGCCGGCCGATCGCTTCATCCACACCTGGGAAGGATCGGGCGGGGTCGTCGTCGAACGCCTGGCCGACTGGAGTCAACGCATCCATGACTACTACCGCTATGTCGGAAATCGCTGATCGTCCCGCGCTTGAAGGCGAACTGATCTCGGCTGACGCCGGGCTCACGATCATCACGATCACAAACCCGTTCGATCCGAGGGAACACACCCGCCACCAGCAGCCCTGGATGCCCGGGATGCTCGTCGTCGACCTTGTCCCGACCGTGATGGCGCATGCCGAATACGTCATCAGCGTCAACGGCGGAATCATCGACCCCGAGAACTACACCAAGACCTTCCTCAAGCCCGACGATCACATCGTCATGTGCCCTGTGCCCGAGGGCGGGGGAGGGGGCAAGAACATCCTGCGTATCGTCGCGATGATCGCGGTCACAGTGATTGCGAACTATTTCGCCCCTGGCGTTGGCTCTTACCTGTCGTCGACTTTCAATATGTCTCTCGCGGCGGGCACCGCAATCGCGCAAGCGGGGATCATGATCGCTGGCTCGATGCTGGTGAACTCCCTGCTTCCGGTGAAGCCCGTGCAGCCGAACATGAATAACGGCATGGGCGACCAGACGAACACCTACGGCATCGACGGCCCGAAGAACTCGTCTGCCGAAGGGATCGCGGTTCCCGTCTGCTACGGCTCGCACCGCATGGCCGGTAACATCATCGGCCTCTATGTGGAGAACGTCGAAGCGACGCAGATGCTCTACATGCTCATCAACGCGGGTGAAGGGCCCATCCTCAACATCGACCAGATCGAGTTGAACGATCAGCCGATCGGGAACTTCCAGAACGCTGAGTGGAAGACTCGCATGGGCACCGCGAACCAGGAGCTCATCGACTGGTTCAACGACTCGTTCACGGCACGCAACGTCCAGATGAAAATCCCGAACGACGGGACATTCTGGTCTTACACGACACCCGGGACGTGCGAGAAGTTGCGTTTCGATGTCGTCTTTCCTGGCGGACTCTTCAAGGTCAACAAGGACGACGGATCACTTCAGAGCTACAGCGTCGAGATCGCAATCGACTACAAGCAAATGGGTAGCGGCACCTGGATCCCGCTGCAGGCGATCTCCGACATCACAAGCTCGAACACGACCACGAACAACCAGAACGTCACCGACCCTGACCCCAATGGTGGCAGTCCGGTCACCTACGCTATCGCACAAGCCACTCAGAACGTCACCTACCAGAACAAACTTGTCATCACAGACAAGAGCCGTTCTGCGGTGCGTCGCAGCTTCTCGACGCCCAAGCTCGCCGCGAACGCCAGATACGACATTCGCATCAAGCGCATCACGCCGAAGTCGACTGACCTCTACGTGTCGGACGAGGTCTACCTTTCCGACATCAACGAGATCACGCCCTCGAAGGTTGCCTATAACCATTCGGCACTCGTCGGGATCAAGGTCAAGCTCACCGATCAACTGAACGGACTCCCCAACGTGACCTTCGTCAATCACGGTCGCGTCATCAAGATGTGGGATCCAGTCACCCGGCAATGGGGATACGGGAACAACTCGAATCCCGCCTGGATCGCGCTCGACATGCTCACGCACATGCGCTATGGCGGTCAGCTTGCCGAGAGTCGCATCGACATGGAGGCGTTCAAGGACTGGGCGAAACACTGCGACGACAACAACCTGGAGTTCAATGGCGTCTTCGATTCTGCGCTTCAACTCTGGGATGCGCTGCAATACGTCTGTCGACTGGGTCATGCCCAACTCGTAAACGTCGGCACGCGCTGGTCGGTCGCGATCGAACGTGCCGATACACCCGTGATGATGTTCGGCATGGGCAACATCGCGAAAGGCTCGTTCAAGATCAACTGGCTCCCGATGACTGAGCGAGCGAACGAGATCGCGGTCACCTTCTTCAATGCCACGAACAAATACAGGCAGGAGACTCTGAAGGTCTACGACCCTGCGGTGCTCAACTCGGGTCGCCCGCAGCGCTCGAGCGCCATCACCCTTTTCGGCTGCACCGACGAGAACATCGCCGCGAAGGAAGGTGGTCTGCTGTTGAACATGAACCGCTACATCCTGCAGACCTGCGAGTTCGAGACCAACATCGAAGCGCTCGCCTGCACAGTTGGCTCCCTGATCTACATTCAACACGATATGCCGAACTGGGAATGGTCGGGTCGCCTGGCTGCGGGCTCGACCTCTTCGGTGCTGCAGCTCGATCGCCCGATCACCTTCCCCGCGGGATCCTACAAGGCCCTGGTGATTTACCCCTCGGTGCAGGTCGGATCAGCGACAGTGACCTCGGTGAACACAACCGAGAAATACGTCGGCTTCTCTTCGCTGCCCGCCGGCAACTTCAAGCGCGTCTCGATCAACGGTGTCGAACGTGCCGCACAGCGCAGCGCCAGCACGAACTACATCTGGGTGGACGACGTCAGCGGTATCTCGAACGGTCAGGTTGCGACCTTCTACGATACCGACGTCATTGTCGAAGCCGATGTGGTCAACCCGGTCGCCACTGTGAGCAGCGTGACCCTGACCGCACCCCTCGCCCCAGGAGCCCCTGCCGAATACTCGCACTGGATGATCGGCCCGGTCACGAAGGTGAAGCGCAAGTTCCGGGTGAAGAACATCACCGCGGGCTCCGACGACCTGAAGCGTCACGTCACCTGCGTCCAATACGACGAGGCGGTCTACAACGTCTCGGGCTATACCGGCCCCGGCGGCATCGTTCCCCCGGGCGGCCCGACGAACCCCGGCTACGCCCTGTCGCATGTGCAGAACCTCTCGGTCTACGAGGAGGTCTACATCTCCGGCGCCCAGGTGAAGAATCGCATCACGCTCGCCTGGAGCCCGCCTCAATACGGCATCTACAAGGGTGCCGACGTCTACGTCTCGGTCAACAACGATCCGATGAAGAAGGTGACAGAGGCGGTGGGAGCTCCGCGCTATTCGATGGATGCCGACGTCGGCTCCGTCGTCAAGTTCAAGGTCGTCGCCTTCGATATGTTCGACAAGCGTGCGAACTTCGACACTGCGCCGACACTGACCTACACCGTCACCGGGACATCGACAACGCCCCCGCAGACGCCGCCCGTTACCGGCCTGAACATCATCTGGAGCGGTCGCGACTGCAAGCTCTACTGGCGCTACAACTCGAGAAACAACAGCTACGAGATCGGCAGCGAGCCCTACGGTGCCGACTCGGGCTCGCTCGATCCGTCGATCCTCGACTACGAGGTCAAGGTCTACCACAACGTCAACGTCGGATCGCCGAACGCCCAAACGTGGGTCTACAAGCGCACCGAATACACGACACGGCCCGCATTCACCTACACCTACGAGATGAACCAGGCAGACGGCCTGAAGCGTCATCTCAAGTTCGAGGTGCGGGTGCGTCCGAAGATCGGGGCACCTGGCCCGATCGCGTTTGCAACCGCCTACAATCCGCCGCCCTGGCTCTATGGTCTGAAGGTGAAGAACGTCTCCTTCGAGACTGCGGAGGTCATCTACAACCGCCCGACCGATCCCGACTTCGATGGCGTGCTTCTCTATGTCTCGCAGAACTCGAACATTCCCGAGACCCCGGAGACGCTCGCATACGACGGCCCCAACACGTCGATCATCCTGAACAAGCTCGGTGCCGACACGGTTTACTGGGTCAAGGCCGCGGCCTACGACACCTTCGGCAAGACGGGTCTCAACTTCACGCAGCCGATCAGCTTCAAGACGACGTTCATGGACATCAACGCGATCGCCGACGGTATCGTCGGGGTCGACAAGCTCGATGCCCTGCTGCGCTCGCGCATTGACCTCGTCGACGGCGACATGCCGAACTCGGTCAACGCCCGCATTCTGGGTGAGGCGAACGCTCGTCAGGCCGCGGTGCTCTCGGAGCAGACCGCGAGACAGAATGCCGACAGTTCCCAGGCCGCCAAGACCGACACGGTCTATGCCGCGCTCGCGGGCGTGGGTTCGGCAGCGGCCCAAGAAGCGATCATGGCGAACCTCACCTCGCAAGGTGGGACTGCCTCGATTCTCGATTCGCTGTCGGTCTCGGTCGCCAATGCCCAGGCGGCGATCTCGACCGAACAGAGCGTTCGCGCTGCGGCGGACACTTCGCAGGCAACCTCGATCACGACCCTGACAAGCAAGGTCGACCTCAAGAACCGGACATTCTTCCAGAACGCGGCGCCCGTGAGCGACTCGAATTACACGCTCGTCGTCAACGACGTGTGGATCGAGACCGACAACAACAACAAGCGCTATATGTGGAATGGCGCGACCTGGCTTGCGACGGCTGAAAATGCCCTGCTCTCGGGAAACCGTGTGTTCCATCAATCGAGCGCCCCCGCCAGCGATGCGTCCTACACGCTGCGGGTGAGCGATCTGTGGTTCGACACCCTCGATGGCAACCGCGCATATCGCTGGAATGGAACTGCCTGGGTAGCTTCGGCCGACGACCGCATCACCTCGCATACGACCTCGATTCAGACGATGCAGACCACCATCGACGGAATCGAGGGCCAATACACGGTCAAGATCGACAACAACGGCTACGTCACCGGCTTCGGCCTGGCGAGCACTGGGGTGCAAGACCCCGCGACGGGGCTCTTCCGCTTCTCGTCTGAATTCGAGGTGCTCGCCGACAAGTTCTCGATTCGCTTCCCGAGCTATCCGACCGCGAAGCCCTTCACGGTCGGCATGGTGAATGGCCTGGCCCGCATCGTCGTCGATGGAGCGCTGATCGGGGATGCGACGATCACCAATGCCAAGATCGGGAACGAAATCAAGTCGGACAACTTCGAGGCCGGTGTCGCGGGATGGCGCATTCAGAAGAACGGAACCGCCGAATTCGACAAGCTCGTGCTTCGTGGATGGAAATCGACGACGGTCTATGTCCCGAACAACGGCACCGCGACTCACAACTGGGGTGAAAGCCGCACCACCGCGCCGGTTGTCACGGTCGTCTCGTCGGCCGGCAGTGCCGCAATCAACTCCCTTTCCTCAACCGGCATCACCGTTCGTCTCGACTTCTCGAGCGGCGGCAACGTCGACATCTACTGGTTCTGACCATGTCCACTATCGTGATGAAGCAATGGATCTCCTTCGACCCCTCGGGTGAGGCAGTCATGATGATGCAGTTGCCCGAGTCCGACCTTGCGGGGTTCGTGGCCGCCAATTTCCCGAACAACACCCTGGTGGAGGTGACCGCCGAGCAATTCTGGGAATGGCGCAAGAGATTCAAGGACTTCCATCTCATCAACGGCGAAGTCGTCGACACGAAGGACGTTCAGCCCGCCCTTTTCTAGGACAGTAGGCAGTCACCACTGACTGAGGTAAAATCGCGGCATGGCACAGCTCGTCTACCCCGCTTCACTCGTAAATGCGTCCAGCCAGGTCGTCGTCCCGAACGAAGACCTGCGGACTTACATTTCCGCGGGGTATCTGCTCTATGTCGAAGGGGAGTCGATGCCGTATTACGTGGCGGCGACCCCGACGTTCCTCTACCCCGATACCACGATCACCCTCACCGCCCCCTATGCGGGCACCACCGCGACCAAGACCATCACGGTCGTCTCCGACTACACGGTGCCCGATGGCATCCCGCTGATCTATCCCGGGGACGTTCACACCGCGAGCATCGTCAGCGAAGCCCTGAAGAAGCTCCAGGCGCTTCTCGCTTCGGTCGGGGCGGGGTATGCCCTCCAGAAGGCTTCGAACCTGTCCGACCTGCAGAACGCCGCGACAGCCCGCACGAACCTCGGAATCGGCAACGTCGAAAACAAGAGCTCGGCGACGATCCGGGGAGAGCTGACCTCGGGAGACGTCACCGCGGCGCTCGGATACACGCCCTGGCATGTGGGGAACGATGGGGCGGGATCGACACTCGATGCCGACCTGCTCGACGGCCAACAGGGCGCCTACTACCAGAACGCCTCGAACCTGAACGCCGGGACTGTCGCGACCGCTCGCCTGGGGTCGGGGACAGCGACTTCGGCAACCTTCCTGACCGGCACGAATGTCTGGCGGGCGCTCATCTCGGGCGACGTGACGTCCGCTTTGGGCTACACGCCGATGAACCCGGCGGGCGCGGTCATGACCGGCCCGCTGACGATGCAAACGGGCGTCCAGATCATCCAGGCGGACGAATGGGGCACGAAATGGCAGCTCTCCGGCGCATCCGACTACATCGCCCTGAACCAGGCGAACACCTCCTGGGACTTCGTCAGGGCGGCCGGCACGGTCGACAAGTGGCGGTTCATCGACGGGGCGAACACCCGCCTGCAGATCGACGCAAACGGAATCATTCTCAATAGCCTCGTCAAGCTGATCAACGAGTCTTCGGGCGTTCTGGGGCAGCGCGACGGCAACGTGAACCAGGAGTTTCGGCTCTACAACCGCTACGACGGGGTGGGTGGAGTCGACCAAGAACGCATCTCGGTTGGTTCCAACGACACCGAGGGCTACCTCTACACCACTCAGGCCGGCGCCGGCGCCACCCGCAAGCTCAAGGTCGGCACGACCGGGCTGTCGGACTTCGAGATCCTCACCAATGCCCTTCTGCGCTGGTCGGTCGACTCGACTGGGCAGCTCATCCCCGGGGTCGACAATTCCTACGACGTCGGCTCGAGCTCGAAGCGGGTTCGCAAGGGCTACTTCGCGACCGCGGAGCTTGGGGCTTCGATTGCGACCTCCCTGACGACCGACGCCCTGACCGTCAACGCGGAAAATGCTGCGACTGGTGAGGGTGGACAGATCATCCTTCAGAAGGCGAGCAACGGGGGCACGACGCTCGCAGGAAACGTCTACTTCGACGTCAATAACAACAGGGTTCGCTTCTGGGAAGGTGCGGGCACATTCCGTGGCGGCTATCTCGACCTCACGACAATGGGGGCGAACGCCGCATCGAAAATCTGGCACTCCGAGAACGATGGCACTGGCTCGGGGCTCGACGCAGACACGTGGCGCGGGTTGACTCCGGCGGCGTTCGTGGGTGCGGCGAGCCCCACCTTCACTGGGACGGTGACCGCAGACAAGATCGACGCCTCCCGAATCACCGAAGCGTTCCACGACTACGGCACCCTGGCGTCGAACGGGATCGTCACCATCGAAGTCGACAAGTATGGGCATGCTGCCTTCACTGCCCCCGTCGACACGACCGCCAACTTCACAATCGCCCTGAGTGGCATCCCCGCTTCCGGGAAGTCGCAGACCGTCCTGATCGAGATGATCAACGGCCAGCGGGCCGGTAGCGGCACGATCAACTACCCGGTCAACGCCTACTGGATGGCGGGCGGTCTGCCCCCGCCGAACAACGCCCTGGCCTCGAGCGGGCGCAACTTCTTCACGGTGACCTTCCGCGATGGCGGCACGCGCCAGGAATGGGCGTTCTCGGGTGTCTCGAACCTTACCGGGGATGTGACCTCGGTCGGCAATGCGACGACCATTCCCGCGAACTCCCTGACGGCCGCAAAACTCTTCCAGGTCGCCACCAGCACGCTTCTGGGGCGCTCCACTGCGGGGACGGGCAACATCGAGGTGCTCACGCTCGGAACTGGTCTGAGCATCTCTGGCGGGGCTGTGTCGGTCACGGGAACGAACCCGGTCACCGACGACAACGCAACCGCGACTGCAGTCTACCCGCTGTGGGCCGCGGGGGCATCCGGCAACCAGGCCCAGAAGATTTCGTCGACCAAGCTCTCGTTTGTCCCGAGCACCGGCACGCTCACAGCGACCACGTTTTCGGGCGCCTTCTCAGGCTCCGGTGCAGCGCTGACCTCGATCCCGAACGCGGCCCTCGTCAACAGCAACGTGACGATCGGCACGACCGCGATCTCCCTGGGTGGCACCTCGACGTCCCTCGCCGGCCTCACCGCGGTCACAGCGACGACCTTCACTGGCAACCTCGTCGGGAACGTCACCGGAACGCTCACGGGCAACATCACGGGCAATGCCGCGACCGTCACGACGAACGCCAACCTCACTGGCCCCGTGACGTCTGTCGGCAATGCGACCTCGATCACCGCGAACGCGGTTGCGCTCTCGCACATGGCCCAGGTGGCGACTGGCGTGCTGCTCGGACGCTCGACCGCGGGCACCGGCAACGTCGAAACGATCACGCTCGGAACCGGGCTGCAGTTCTCGGGTGGCGCCCTCAACGTCACGGTGGGTGGCGGCACAGTCACGACGGTCGGCGTCACTGCGAACAACGGGATCACGCAGAGCGTTGCCAACCCCACGACGACCCCGCAGATCACCCTCGGGCTTGGCAACATCACCCCGACGAGCGTGACCGCTGCTGGCGTGCTCGATGGTTGGCGCGTGCTCGAGCGCTTCAACGACTACGGGGCTGTCGCCGGTGGCGGCACAGTCACGATCGAAGTCGACAAATACGGTCACGTCGCATTCACGGCGCCGGCCCAGTCTTCGAGCTTCACGATCGCGCTCTCGGGAATCGCCGCGGCTGGAAAGACCCAAACGATCGTCATCGAGATGATCAATGGCTTCCGTCAGCAGGGGCAGACGATCACCTTCCCCGCTGCGGCGCAGTTCATGGGCGGGAAACCCTCCGACCAGTTCTACGAGTCGAACGGGCGCAACTTCTTCACCGTGACGATCCGGGACGGTGGGGCTCGCCAGGAATGGTCGATCGGCACGCCCGACATCTATGCCTGGATGGGCTGGCTGAACGAGACGAACACGGCGGTTGGCAATCCGCACCCGATGTTCTACGCCATGCGCCAGGGCAAGCGCCTCTTCAACGACGAAGAATTCGCCACGGGCGTCAACTCGGTCGCTGCCTACAACAACGCTGGCAACGGCGTGGTTACGGTCACGCGCACGAACGCGATCTCGGGAGTGCCCAATTCGACCGGCTACTGCCTTGAGGTGCGCCACACCGACAACACGGCAACCCCGGGGTTCGGTGGAGTGATGCAAATTGTCAACTCCGCCCTGAACAAGCGCTTCGTGCAGATGTTCCGAGCGAAGCTCCCGGCGGGTTACAAGTTCGTCTACGCCAGCAACTCGGTCGGCACGAACGGCGCGAACTACTTCCTTACCAGCGACGCAGGAACAGGCAAGTGGGAAACCTACATTCGGGTGGTCGAATCTGGCGATAGCGGCTCGTTCTCGAGCTCCGGTCACATCTACGTGACGGGTTCGCCGGCCCCGAGCCCGGGCGTGAACCTGGTGTGGTGGATTGCCTCGATGACGGCATTCGAACTCGACTCCCTGACGGGTGGCTCTGGTTCGGGTCTCAATGCTGACTTCCTCGATGGTCTCGACTCGACGGCTTTCCCGACCCTGGCAGGCGCGAACAACTTCACGAACGACCAGACCATCAGTGGTGGAAAGTTCCTGCTCTACACGACGAGCGGCGTCGCGCCCCCGTCGTTTACGACCCGTTCGGCCGGCACTCGCGTCATGTTGTATCCGAACATCGGCGCTTCGAGCGCCGACTATGCGATCGGCATTGATGGCTCGACACTGTGGAATTCTGTCCCGACGACCGCTTCGCAGTTCAGGTGGTATGGCGGCACGACGCTTGCTGCGACCCTGTCGGGTGCAGGCGCCCTCACCCTGGTCGGCGGACTCAGCGCAACAACGATTGCCGCATCGAGCACCCTGACGGCTGCCGGTGCCACGATTACCGGCACGACCAAGATCAACAACCTCGACTTCACGTCGATCATTCCGGTCTTCGGGCAGCGTCAGATTCGTCTCAACGAACTCTGCGACGTCCTCTATCACGCCGACAAGCGCTTCACGGTTACGAACGTGACCGGCAACCTGGGCAGCGCCGCACTGTTCGATGGTGGGTTCGACGGCCCCGTGCAGCTCACGACGAGCACGACGCACGTCATGAACATCAGCATGGCGAACCAGTCGGGCGTGCCTGCAGCGGGCATTACCTATCCGCAGGGCACGCTCTACGTCTCGTTCTACTCGACGAACAACGCCTACGTCGCCATCAGTGCCCGCGGCAAATACAACGGGTCATGGACTGCCTGGGCAGCGCCCACCGACATCTCGACGATCGGCAGCTACAAAGTGATGGCCTTTGCGGTCACGGGTGCCAACTACCTGACCGACATCGAACTCACGATCCAGACCGACGGCACCAACCTGGTCTGGGTCACCGCGCTCAACTACCTGTGTGACCGCTGGACATCCGAACTCGAGCTCCCGTTCGTCTCGAAATACATGACGAACAACGCCCTGTTCGGCAACTTCGACGTCAAGACGAACACGGGAACCGCCCAGAATCGCCTGTCGGGAACGGGCACCTCCTACCTCGTGGCTGCCGCGGGCAACCTGCTCGTCGGCACAACGACCGATACCGCGAGCGCGGGCAAGATCCAGCTTCCCGCCGCGACGGGTGCAGCGAACGGCATCTACTTCGGGAGCACTTCGGCGAACCTGTATCAGAGTGCCGCGGGCACGCTCAAGACGGACGGGGCGCTGATCGTCACCGGGGGAATCACCGGCACTGCGTCGAACGCTTCGCAGCTTGGCGGTGTTGCAGCCGCTTCGTATGCGCTGCTCGCTTCCCCGACTTTCACTGGTGTCCCGGCTGCGCCGACTGCCGCAGTCGACACGAACACCACGCAGCTCGCTACGACTGCCTATGTGGTCGGGCAGGGCTACCTCAAATCTGCGAGTGCGGCAGCGACCTATGCCCCGTTGGCATCGCCCACGTTTACGGGAACGGTCACTGCGGGCAACCTCTCGATCATTTCTGCTTCGAACGGCAGCATTTCGATGCAGTATGGCGATGCAACGCGCCCTGGCTACATCGGCTTCTTCACTCCTGACGCGACTCGCCGTGGCTACGTGGGCTGGAAGAGCGGTGGTGGCAACTACGTTGCGATCGTCGGCGAAAACGGGTGGGGATGGGCTCTCGAGACGGCCTTCTTCCAGTATGCCGGCACGACTGGCCTTGGGATCGCCCCCTCGTCGTCCGCACAGCTCACACTGCCCGCAGGAACGACTGCGCTGGCCCCGGTGCGTATCACGCACGGTGTCGCTCCGACAACGCCCGCTGATGGAGACATCTGGACAACGACCGCGGGCATGTATGCTCGCATCAACGGCGTCACGGTCGGCCCCTTCGGAACGGCTGGCGGTGCGACGGTCACGACCTCGACCACACCGCCCGGCTCTCCCGCTGCCGGTGACCTCTGGTGGAACAGTGAGGAGGGCAACCTCTACGTCTGGTATTCGGATGGCACGTCGAACCAGTGGGTTGCAGCGTCGCTTGCTCCGCCCGTCGACGCAGTCATCGTGTCGGCAACCGCCCCGGGAAACCCCGCAGCGGGCGCCCTGTGGTGGAACAGCGAGAACGGAAACCTCTACATCTACTACAACGACGGAACGTCGTCGCAGTGGGTCTCCGCAACTCCGGGCCCCGAGCCTGTTGCTGGTCGCAACCTGATCATCGGCGGCGACTTCACCACGAACCCCTGGCAGCGTGGGACGAGCTTTGCCGCCGCCGCGAATGGCGCATATACCGCTGACCGCTGGCAGTTTGGCGCATCGAACGCGGGTGCGGTCACGATTGCAAAAACAGCGGACGCACCGACTGTCGTTCAGGCGGGGGTCTATTCGACTCACTGTCTCCATGTCGACGTCACGACAGCCGACGCTTCGCTCGCCGCTGGTGACTATGCTTTTCTGTCCTACAAGGTCGAGGGTCTGGACAGCGCGTTCCTGGGATTCGGGCAGTCTGTCACTCGAGACATCACGTTGTCCTTCTGGGTCAAAGCGACGAAGACCGGGGTGTATTGCGTCTTCTTCCGCAACAGTGCCGCCAACCGGACGATCGTCAAGGAATACACCGTCAGCAGCAGCAACGTGTGGGAAAAGAAGACGGTCACGATTCCGGTCGACACGACGGGGACTTGGCTCTACGACACCGGCATCGGTCTGTGGCTCGGTTGGACGCTCATGGCGGGAACCACCTATCAGGGAACGGGCGACACATGGGCGGCGAATGCGATCTTGGCAACCGCTAACCAGGTCAACGCCCTCGACTCGACTGCCAACGACTTCAAGATCCAGCTTGTGCAGCTCGAAGCAGGCCCGGTTGCGACCCCGTTTGATGTTGTCGACGTGGAGATGGTCACCGCCCGCTGCCAGCGTTACTACGAGCAGCACGATGGCACCAACTCGGACGGTCTGATTTCTGGCGATGTCACAAACGGTGGACAGTATTACAGCATTGGATTTTTCCTTGTTGCGAAGCGTGCTGCGCCTACGATGACCTACTACTACACCGGAAACAGCGGTCATTTTCCTGCGTCGGCCCCAACTGCCAACGTCACAACAAAGCGTTCCTGGCGCTGCTATGCCACGGCAAATGGAACCGCTGCCGGTGGCTACCTTGTCTACTACTGGACGGCTGACGCCGAACTCTAATGGCCGCGATCAACTTTCCTTCCTCCCCCGCCGCCGGACAGACGCACACTTCGGCTGGCCGCACTTGGCGCTTCAATGGCACGACCTGGGAGAACGTAGCCCCGACAACGGTCGCCCCGATCATCAAGGGCAAGAACCTGATCATCGGTGGGGACTTTTCGACGAATCCCTGGCAACGGGGAACCTCTATCACGATCGCGGCTGCTGCCCTTGGGGGTTACACCGCCGACCGCTTCGCTTTCGTGAACAACTCGCAGAGTGCCGGAGCGGTGAGCATTCTCAAGACGGCTGACGCCCCGTCGATCGCCGATGCCGGCTTCTACAGCACGCACTGTTTCCACGTCGATGTGACGACAGCGGACACTTCGATTGCCGCGACCGACTGGTATTACGTCGGCACGAAGGTTGAAGGGCTGAACATCGCCCGGGCGGGATTTGGACAGTCTGGCACGCGCTACATCACGTTGCAGTTCTGGGTGAAGTCCACCAAGACCGGAATCTTCTGCGTCACGCTCGGCAACAGCGCCTCGAACCGCTTCTACATCAAGGAATACACGGTCTACGCGAGCAACGTGTGGGAGAAAAAAGTCCTGACCTTCCCGGTGGATACAACCGGCACCTGGCTCTACGACACTGGAAATGGTCTGTCGATTTTCTGGACGCTCGCGTGCGGAACCACATATCAAGGCGCAGCGAATACCTGGAGCGGCTCGGTGCTGCTCGCGACCTCGAACCAAGTCAACGCGATGGATTCGGTGTCGAACGACTTCAAGATCCAGTTGGTGCAGCTTGAGTTGGGCGATGCCGCGACCGACTTCGAGCACAGAACGGCGCATGAAGAGTTCGACCTGTGTTCGCGCTACTACTACCACGCACACGCTTCGTTCCGGTGCTACACGTCCGATGGATATGTTGGCGTGAGCTTTCAGCATCGTGCTGAAATGCGCGCCTTGCCTACTTACACTGCGGGCGACGCCGGCAACTCGAGCTTGCCTGGAACTGACAACGGTATCGTTTCGGGAACCAAGTCCGAGACGGGCATTCAATGGGGCGCAGGTTCGGCAGGCACTTACTACGCCTATGGGCGGGGCGCGAAACTCGACGCCGAAATCTAACCAAAGGACGAAATCATGAGCTACAAGTTTTCTCGCACCCCAGGCATCATCATCAGACTTTCGGATGGCGCGAACATCCCCGTCGACCCGGGCAACCGCGACTATCAAGCGGTTCTGGACTGGATTCTGCTCGGCAACACTGTCGCCCAGGCTGATCCCGAACCGTCCCCGCATCCCGACACGGTCGATGCCGCCGCCGCGAGTGCAGACACAGCGGTGCAGACCCTTCGGGGGATGACGCCCGCGCAGGCTGCGACCTACGTCGAGAACAACGTGAACAACCTGGCTGATGCGAAAGCGCTGCTCAAGACCATGGCAAAGGTCATCTGCGTGCTTGCGCGGCGCATTTAGCGTAGAATAACAGTCACTACTGACCGAGTCCGATTATGGCCGCTCTCAATTTTCCTTCATCGCCGGCTGTGAATGACACCTTCACGGTGGGCAATACCACATGGGTGTTCGATGGCACGGTCTGGAAGGTGAAAACGCCCGTTCAACAAGCAGCGCGTTCGGCGGCTGCGCGTCTCTACATGCACAGGACATTCGGAGGTCTGTAAATGGCTGCCAACATCGACCCGATCTTTCCTCGCCAGCCTGTCGTCGGCTTCGCGAGTCTGGTTTCCCCTACCGCCCTCACTTCGCGGGCGACCATCACCGGCACGACCGGATTGACCGAGATCGTCTTCGCCGACACGACCTACGACGATGGCCGTCAAGTCGACCGTATCGAGATCATCGCGAAGGAGACGACCGTCGCGGGCCTGGTCTGGATCTGGGTCTACGACGGCACGAAGTCCTACTTGTTCGACGAGTTCAAGGTCGATGCGGTGACTCCCGGCAACACTGCGCTTGGCTGGAGAACCAGCAAGGACTACACAACCCTGATCTTGCCGCCGGGCCACAAGCTCTACTGCAGCGTGACGGTCGACCAGGACTTCAACGTCTTTGCCTGGGCGGGAGACTACTAATGTTCCCCTCCAAGATGTCGCAGGCGATCGCCAACAAGTTCCAGCTCTTCACACAGAGCGGTTACTTCTATTGGCCGCCGGGCGTCGAGATGGTCTTCCTGACCATCCAATCGGGAGGGGGTGGCGGGGGACGTTCTGCGAGCAATGGAGGGGGTGGCGCAGCAGGGGAGCTGCTCGTTCGCATCCCCTTCTACCGCAATGGAGCTTCAAGAAGTCTCGTGACAGTCGGCGCTGGCGGTCTTGGTGCCACATCCCGAGTGGCCGGCGGAAATGGAGGGAATTCCTCGTTTGGGACAGCCCCCAACATGATCATCGCCGGAGGGGGGACGGGCGGCCCGTCTTCTGCCGGCGCGACTGACGGTGGCGGAGTGTGGAGCACAGGCGGCACGTCAACCGTAAGGCCTGTCTGGGTCTATCCGCACGTCTTTCCTGGTGTTGCGGGTTCCACGAACGCGGCGGGGCACTCCTTCGTGTATGCCCAATTCAATATGGGCCCGGTCGCCGCGGGTCAGGGCGGACATTCATTCTTCGGGAACGGAATGACAGCATCGGGAACATTGACCCATGCAACCGATTTCGGCGTAGGTGGACACGGTGGCAATGCCACCGACGGTAACGGTGGTAACGGTGGCCCTGGATTCGTTCTTGTGGAGTGGTTCTAATGAGAATTGCACTGATTAAGGGTGGGGTGGTCGTCAACGTCATCGAGTCGGATGAAGGTTTCGCCCAGACTCTCGTGAACGAGGGAGAAGCCGACCTCTATCTGGCATCGGACACCGCGGGAATCGGCCATACCTGGGATGGCGAAACTCTGACCCATGGGTTTCCCCAGAAAGCGAAGCCCCATCTCACGCGCCTCGAGTTCATGCAGCGCTTCACGCTCGCCGAGCGCAAGACGATTCGCAACGCTTCGAAGAACAACCAGGACGTCGAAGACATGATGCACATGCTCGAGATCGCCACCTACGTCGACCTCAACCGTGCCGACACGATCGCGATGGTGAACGCACTCGAGAGCGCCGGGCTGATCGGCACGGGGCGTGCTGCGGAGGTGCTCGCGTGAAATTCCGTGACCTGGTGATGCTTGTCGTTCTGGGTCTCGCGGGTTGTGCGTCCGCGACCTACGAGGTCATCAAGGGAACCGGCAAGTCAGCACCGCCCCCGATCGGTTACGAAGAGATGTGTCAGCGCGATCCGAGTGCGCCTCTTTGCTTCGGGAGGTTCCAGTGAGCGCCACACCTCTCAAGGACATGATTCGCATGGTCAACGGGAGGGTCAATTCCCGGGTCGAATACAAGACGGACATCGAGCTCTACAAGATGCCCGAGTTCTGGTCGTGGACTGCTGTCGCGGGCGACTGCGAAGACTACGCGCTCGCGAAGGCGAGAATGCTGATGGAACAGGGATTTCCGGTCGAGAACCTGCGTCTGGCGACCTGCTTTACCGAGCCGCTCGAGCCGAAGAACGAAAAGTCCCGGGAATACCATGCGATCCTGGTCGCAACGGTCGAAGACGGCGATTGGCTGCTCGACAATCGGTTTCACTACATCACCCGCTTGTCCGATACCGACTACATCATGCACAAGATCCAGGTAGCGGGAAAGAACGAGTGGGAATTCTGCGAGGAGCGCGGCAGTGCATAAGGCATTGCGGTTCGGGAAAGGAAACTCGAGCCCCTTCATTGCCGTCCCGCCTGATGCGCCCACGATCGGAACCGCGACCCGGGGCGATCAGTCTGCGACCGTGACCTTCACTCCGCCGGCATTTGACGGCGGCGCCCAGGTCACCAGCTACATCGTCACATCTTCGCCTGAAGGGATCGCCGCCCAGAACGCGACAAGCCCGGTCGTCGTGACGGGGCTGACAAACGGAGTCGCATACACCTTCAGCGTTCGCGCCGGCAACTCTGCCGGCTTCGGGGCATCCTCTCCCGCCTCGAACTCGGTAACGCCCGCCGGTGTCCCGTTCGTGCCCGCTGCACCTACGGCAGTTGGCGGTAACGCCCAAGCCACGGTGACTTTCACGCCCCCGGGCAACAACGGCGATCTCATCACCGGCTACACGGTCACGGCAACGCCTGGCGGCCTGACCGGAACGGGCGCTTCTTCTCCCATTGTCGTCTCGGGTCTCACGAACGGCGTTGCATACACCTTCAAGGTGAAGGCGACAAACTCGGTTGGCACTGGGCCTGAGAGCGCTGCGTCGAACAGCGTCACCCCTGCAACGGTTCCCGGGGCACCCACAATCGGTGTCGCCACCGCGGCAATTCGCCAAGCCACGGTCGCTTTCACCCCGCCCGGCAGCGATGGCGGCAACGCGATCACCGGCTACACGGCGACATCGACTCCGGGCAATATCACCGGCACAGGAACGACATCCCCGATCACGGTGACGGGTCTCGCGAACGGAACCGCCTACACCTTCAAGGTGAAGGCGACGAACGGCGTCGGGACGGGTGCAGAATCCGCAGCTTCGAACTCGACCTCCACGCTCGATGTGCCTGGCGCACCCACCGCGGCTACCGCGACCGCGGGGATCGCAAGTGCCTCGGTTGCCTTTACCGCTCCTGCATCGAACGGTGGATCTGCGATCACGGGCTATACCGTCACTTCGTCTCCCGGTGGCTTCACGGGAACGGGCTCGGCATCGCCGATCAATGTGACCGGGCTCGCCAATGGCACAAACTACACCTTCACCGTGACCGCGACGAACGCGGTGGGAACGGGGACAGCATCGGTCGCGTCGAACCAGATCACGACGCACAACGTCCCCGCAGCTCCTACGGCGGTTACAGCAACTCCGGGCGTGCGAAGCTGCTCGGTGGCATTCACCCCGGGCGCGAACAACGGCAGCGCGATTACCGGCTACACGGTGACCTCGAGCCCTGGCGGATTCGTTGGGACGGGTTCTGCATCTCCGATCACCGTCTCGGGCCTGGCGAACAACACCAGCTACACCTTTACCGTGACCGCAACCAACGGGGTTGGAACCAGTGCAGCTTCAGCGGCGAGCGCAGCGGTGACGACTTTCAACGTCCCGGGTGCCCCGCAAAGCGTCAGCGCAACCGCAACCGGCATTACGACAGCGACCGTGACCTTTTCCGCACCCGCATCGAACGGTGGCAGCCCGATCACGAGCTACACCGCGACCTCGTCTCCTGGAGGGATTCAGGCGAGCTCTGCGGGCTCACCGATCTACATGAGCGGGCTGTCGGGCGGCACGACCTACAACTTCACGGTGACTGCCACGAATGCGGTGGGCACCGGGGCGGGTGCGGTCTCGAACAACGTCACAACGACCTCCCCGACGCCTCCGAGCGCCCCTACGAGCGTTTCCGCGAGCGCGAGCGGTGGTGGTCAGCCCGGGGCTTCGGGTGGCATCTACGTTTACTTCGGAGCGCCCGCCGATCAAGGCGGCGGCCCGGTGCTCGACTACACGGTCTACTCGTCTGGCGGAGGTAGTCAGGTGGTTTCGGGTTCGCCTGCCTGGTTCTCGGCAGGGCAGGGCATCGGCTACTACTTCTGGGTCACCGCCCGTAATGCCTATGGTTCGAGCTCGGCGTCCGCAAACAGCAACACGGTGCGCGTGATCAACTACCCGTCGCCGCCGGCAAGCTGCTCGGCGACCGCGGGCAATGCACAGGTCAGTCTGTCCTGGCCGGCTTCTGGCAACGATGGCGGCAGCCCGAGTGGTATCGTCAGTTACGACGTCTACATGTCCGTCAATGGCGGGGCATGGAACTACAACAAGACGGTCAGCGGCCTTTCGACGGTTGTCACCGGACTGACGAATGGCAACAACTACAACTTCATCGTGGCGGCCTACAACGGTTACTACAACAGCTCGGGTAACAGTGCCTATTCGTCGGCATCGGGTAACGTGATGCCGCAGGCGCCGGCCGCAACGGTGAGTATCTCGCCTACGTTCCTTCAGGGCTTCGCGATGTATCCGACGAAGCCCCAGGCTTCTTCGACCGCGACGGTCAGTGGTGGCGTGGGGCCGTTCACCTATTCCTGGGCGTGGCTCTCGGGCGGATCTGGCATCGACATCCTCAACGGGACAACCTCGGCTGTCACAGTGAGGTTCACGACCGCCCAGAACGCGGTCGTCACCTACACAGGAACGATCAGACTGACCGTGACCGATACCGGAAACGGGAATGCGACCTGCACAGCCGATGGGTCGGTCGAACTCAACCAGGAGAACGGACAGTAAGTTCCTGCTTAGTCATTGGTGACTATGCTATAATACCGATATGGCACAGCTCAAACTCCCAGTCGAGGTCACGAACAACTCGACGACCGTGATCGTTCCGAACGAGAACCTCGTCGGGCAGGTCTTTGCCGGCCAGATTTTCATGGTGCATGGCGAGCTGACCCCCTATTTCCTGGCATCCGATCCGACCTACTCCTCGCTCAACGCCGAGACGACCGTGGTGCTCACGGGCGCCTACCAGGGCGCGACGAACCTGGCAGCCAATGGCGTCTTCGTGGTCGACTTCACGACCCCCGACGAAATCCCCCTGATCGCCGCGGGAGACGTCAACACCGCCACGATCTTCAGCCAGGCAATGCAGGTCATCCAGACGATCCTGAACCGCGAGCGTCACTTCCAGTCAGTCACGGCGACCGGAGCGACCACCGGGCTCGACATGAGCCAGAGCGGGAATTTCCACGTCACGCTGCAGGCAAACACGACGTTCGTGATCTCGAACGTGCCGACCCAGACGCCGCAGATGATCGTGATGCGAGTCATTCTCAGGCAGGACGCCACCGGGGGCAGAACCCCGACATTCCCGGCGAGCGTCAAGTTCGAGAACAACAATGCCACCCCTGCGTGGACAACCACCGCCAACCGTGCCGATGGCGTGCTGCTCATCAGCTTCGACAACGGCACGAACTGGCTTGCGAAGCGCGAATTCACCAACCTTCCGTAAGGAGACCGCATGAACCAAGAAGTCCAGCAAGTCCCGCCGCACGTTGCCTCGGCCCTGAACAACGCCGTCATCAAGGAGCTCGAGACGCAGCGCGACCTGGCAAACACCCGCTGCGCCCATCTCGCCGGCGACGCCGCCGGCCTCAAGCTGCAGATCGAGGGCATGTCCCGGCACATCAACGACCTCACCGCGACCATCGAGAAGATGAAGAAGGAGAAGGAAGAGAGCCAGGTCGTCAACAAGGATGCGACCCCGATCGGCGACTCCGCTCCGAAGGTCTTCGAGCCCGTGCCTGCCCCCGCGCCGGCCGAGCTGCCCTACGGCGGCACCGACGACTGAGCATGAAGACGCAGATCCTCTTCAGCACGAACAACCTGCCCGGGTCGGTTCTGATCCGGGTAGGCACGTGGAGCGACTATTCCCATGTCGACATCATCAGCCCCGACCGCGAGTCCGGGCTGATCTTGGGGGCAACCCCCTGGCACGGGGTCAGCCACCGTGCGATCGAGGATCGCATCGACCACTCGACGCGCTGGATGATCTGCGAATTCGATGCCGATCCCAAGCGCGTCTGGGCCTATGCCGAGAGCCAGATCGGCAAGAAATACGACTGGCTTGGCTGTCTCGGAATCGCCGTCCACCGTGACTGGGAGGAAGACGACAAGTGGTTCTGCTCCGAGCTGGTGGCGAAGGCTGCCCTGCAGGCGGGAGTTCCCTTGATCAACCGGCGCACCCGCGTGAATCGCGTGACGCCGCAGATGCTTCTCGACTCCCCGCTGTTGACCGTCTATGACGGAGAGCCCTACGCCTCCTTGCCAGGGGCGAAAAATCCTGGCAGAATCAATCACCTGTGACTGACCCGAGAAGGAGAGAGCCATGAACGTGTTCAAGATCGTCCTCGCTTTGCTGATAGCATTCACGCTGTCGGCATGCGGTCTGTTCGACAAGAAGCCCGACCCCAACTACGCGACCCAGATGGACGTCGTGAAGACCGCGATCGAGGCGAAGAAGGCCGCCGACATCGAGAAAGCCAAGGCGGTCAAGACCGTCCAGGTGCTCTCGATCAAGGGGAAAGACGGCCAGCCCATGATCATGTCCGGCGTGTCCGAGATCACCGTGAACCTGCCCGTGGAGCTCTTCGAGAAGGGCGGCACCGCGGAGGTCTCCTACGACAAGATGGCATCGAACGTGCCCGCCTACGTCGAGCAGCCGTCCTTCCTCGAGAAGGCAGCCCTGCTCGCGATCGACAAGGGTCTCGCGCCCGGCATCATGATGTGGGGCAACGTGGTTCAGTCCAAGGAACACACCAAGCAGGCTGAGAGCACGAACTCCATGTGGCGTGACATCATCCTCGGCGTGAGCGCCCGTCCGACGCCCAATTCCTACACCTACAACAACTCCTACAACACCGGCGACAACCAGGGCCAGGGATCGGGCAACCAGCGCGACAACTCGGCTGGCAACTACGGCCAGAGCTCCGGCGACAACCGCGACAACCCGAACAACAGCGTGAACAACGCCGGCGACAACCGCAACAACGCAACCTGCCGGCCGGTGCCGCCCGCTACCACCTGCTGATGGGCTGAACGTGGCCCGCCCGTTTGCGAAGCTGAAGTTCATGTGGAAGCTCATCGACTGGGTCGGTGAGCTTTCCACTATTCCCTTGACCTGGATCAAGCCCGTCTTCTCCCTGCAGTGGGGATGGGCTGATCCGACCAAGCTCGAGAAGCCGAACTTCCGAAATTTGCGGGTCTGCCTGCTTGGGGCTCAAACGATTCGCACCGGGACGATGCCCACGCTGGTCACCTACAAGAACAACGGCCACAAGAACAGCCTCTACTACAACGGTGTGCTCTTCATTCGCCTGATGCTGCCGTTCTTCATCGGAGTCCAGATCCGATGGGCTGGCAACAAGCGTAGGAGCTACCTGCAGACGCACGTGGGCTGGAAACTCAACGGTCGCTTCGCGGTTGCCTTTCGGATTCAGGGCGACGAGAGCGCGGCCCGCGGCATGGACTTCCCCAACCCCGGCCAGGCACAGGGCTGGAATGATGGTGGCAAGTGAACCTTCAAGTGGCACCTTAAACCTTATATAAGGAGACGCAAGTGAATTCGGTCAAGTTCTACAAGGACGACAAGAAGGGCGGGCTGATCGTGGTGACGGTCAAGATCGAGCAGCCGAGCTTCGACGCGATGCAGGGCAAGCGGGGCAACCGCATCATCACCCTGGCGCGTGCGGAGACGGTCATGGCGAAGCTCGGTTACCGTCGCAAGCACTCACTGACCCCCGAACTTCGCTCCCGTATCCCGCGTGGAGGCATGGCAAGCGTCGGCACGATCAAGCGCAACGCCAAGCTGAAAATGATCGGGGATTGAGTTAGTCAACGCTGACTGCTATAATTCTTCTGATCCTGCAAGCGAGCGCAGGCCCCTATGACAACAGGAACCATCACGATGGAAAGAGAAGTTCTTGAAATCATCGCCGGCGCCGCGGCCCAGAAGGCAGCGCAGGAGATCGTAGTCGAGACACGCGCAGAGATCGCCGAACAGTTCGAAGGACTGCGCGAATCCCTGCGCGAAGAAATCATGCAGAACCGTATCGCGATCCTCGGCAGGATGGATCCGAGCGACCACATCATTCACCACGATCGGCTGCGTCGAGGTTTGAAGTGGTTCGACGAGACCATGGGCTCACTGTTCGCCAAGGTCTTCGTCGTGATCCTCATCGTAGGCGTCATCGGCGTAGCGCTGTTCGCCATCGCCGGCAAGGTCTTCGGACACTGATGCCTTCTCCCGTAAATTTTCATCCCCTGTTCGGCAGGGATGTGCTGGAACACAGTCAGATCGCGGCACGCGAAGGCATCGACAACTCGATCCCGCCCGATCTGCTGCCGAATGCGCGGCGACTGTCGTGGTTCCTGGGTGAGCTCAACGCGGGCTGCCTGGGTTTGTTCAAGCAAGGCATCTACGTGAGTTCGGGGTATCGGTGCCCAGTCCTCAACGTCAAGGCAGGCGGGGCAGTTTCTCCCCCGTCGGCACACACCGAGGCTCTCGCGGGTGATCTGACTGTAGCCGGGGTTCGACCGTTCGTGCTGGCGACCGAAATCGTTCGCATGTGCGCTGTCTACAACCTCGACTTCGATCAGATCATCCTCGAATTCGGTTCCTGGGTGCATGTCAGCATTTCGAAGGAAGGCAAGAAGGGTCGTCGCGAAATCATCACTGCGGTGAAACGCCCCGATCCGAAGCGCCCCGGCAAGATGAAGACCGAATACCTGGTTGGATTGAAGGACATCACATGAACGCGAAAAAGGTGACATTCGGCGAGAAATTCCGTATGGGGTGCATTCGCGTCTACGTCTACCTGCTCGACCGCATGTCCGAGCCCTCGACGCTGCGCGGCATCGTCATGGCGCTCACGTCGATCGGCGTCTGGGCGAGCCCCAAGAACCTCGAGGCGATTCTCACGATCGGCATGCTGGTCGTGGGTCTGCTCGGCGCTTTGCTGCCCGATCGCATTCGGCGCCAGGCCGAAGCGAGCAAGAAGGAGGAGTAACCATGAACATCCCCGGTCTCGGCATCGTCACCGAGGTTCGCAACTTCCTCGTCGCACTTTTGATCGGCCTTGTGGCCGGCGGTGTGTTCGGCGGGGTCGCTGGTTGGAAGATTCACGCCTGGAAAACCGACGCTGCGAAGCTCGAGCAGGCACAGCAGACCGCCAGGGAAGATGCCGCGGCTCCCGTGAAAGCCAGGGAAGATGGCGAGAAGCTGCAGAAAGAGAACCGCGCCATCAAAACCGAGAACGACCGTCTGCGGCGTCAGCTCGCCGACGCGATCCCTCCCACGCCTCTGAACTCCGTGAAGGAAGACCCCAATGCGCTCTGCTCAACAACTGCTCCGCAACTGTGCAACTGCGTGCCTTCTACTCTCAGCGTCGGTGCTGTGGGCCTGCTCAACCGCGCCCTCGACGGCACCGCTCCTGATCCCGCGGGATGGAGCGATGGAGAAAAGCGCACCCCTTCCGAGAATGGACTGCGCGAAGTGTCCGACCACCTCGCCCTCATCGCCGGGCAGTGCCGGGAGCTCGGGAAGCGCCACGACGCGCTCGTAGACGACGTCGCGGCCTACCAGAAGAAGATCCAGCAGCAACGGCAGTAGCCCCTCAACAACCAGGAGTCGCAATGCCGTCTCGCACAACGAGAGCGTCAGTCGCACCCAAGAAGGCACCTGTCCCCAAGAAACCCGCGAACGCCGGCAAGGCGCCGCTCTCTGAAACCGTTCTGCACAAGGATCCGACCCCACGCACCGCGGAAGCGTGCATCGAGATCCTCAAGGCAATCGCGCTCGCGGAACCCGAGAAGGTCATCACCCGCAACTACTTCCGCAACAAGAGCCCCATCACCGAGTCGGTCTGGAACGCGCACTTCGGCACCTTCGAGGAGTTCAAGCGCCAGGCCGGCATCATCCTCACCAGGCAGCAGCACAACCTCGAGCGGCAGATCGCGAAGCATGCCTCGGTCGACCACTACCGGGCGGTGGCAGCAGAACGGTCGGAGTGGGGCGAGCGCTACCTTCGCCCCAACAAGAAGCGTTGGCAGATGGGGATGTTCGTCTCCGATCTGCACGACGAGGAGATCGACCCGTTCTTCAGGCGGGTCATGCTCGATACCCTGAAGCGGGCACAGCCGGAAGTCTTCAGCATCGTGGGCGACGGCATGGACTTGCCCGAGTTCGGCAAATACACGGTCGACCCGCGGCAGTGGGGGCCGGTGCGTCGCATCAAGTTCTTCCGCGACCAGATCGTTCGCCCCGCCCGGGAAGCTGCCCCGGAGGCCCAAATCGACCTGATCGAAGGCAACCACGAATACCGGATCCTGCGGCATTTCGCTGACGAGACGCCGGCGCTGCGGGCGGTGCTCGCCGAACTGCACGACATGGACGTTCGCAAGCTCTTCAAGCTGGACGAGTTCAACGTCAACTGGGTCGGCAAGGCTGACCTGGCGGCCTACACCGAGAAGGACGTGCAGAAGGAGCTTCGTAACAATTATCGAATTTACTGGGATTCATTCCTCGCATATCACTACCCGGACGGCCGCTCCTGGGGCATGCCGGGGGTGAACGGCCACCACCACTCGCACATCGTCTGGCCCAACTTCAGCCCCGTCTACGGGGCCTACGAGTGGCACCAGATGGGCTGCGGGCACCGCCGGGATGCCTCCTACTGCGTCGGGGAGAAGTGGCACATGGGGTTCGCCCTCGTCCACGTCGACACCCATACGCGCAGCCAGGTGATCGAATACGTCCCGATCGCCGACCATGCGGTCGTCGGGGGCAAGCTCTATGTCCGAGAGCCCCATGAGTTCGTGAACCGCCCCCTGATTTCGCCTCTCGCGGTGAAATAGTCAGCATTGACTAACTAGGCGAAATCGACCATAATCCACTGACCCATCCCGGAAAGGATTTGCCATGGCTTCCCTCGTCTACAACTCGTGCCTCGAAGACCTCGCCCGCGGCGCGATCGACTTCGACACCGACACCTTCAAGATGATGCTGGTGACGGCGGCCTACACGCCCAACAAGGACACCGACCTCAAGCGCTCTGCCGTGACCAGCGAGGTCGCCAACGGCAACGGTTACACGACCGGGGGCGCCACAGTCACCGCGACGGTGAGCAAGGACACCGCGAACGACCGTCTCGACGTGACGTTCTCGAACCCGTCCTGGCCGGCATCGACTTTCACGGCACGCGCTGGCGTGATCTACAAGTCCCGCGGCGGCGCTTCGACTGCCGACGAACTGGTCGCCTACGTCGACTTCGGCGCCGACGTGACCGCGACCAACGGCACGTTCTCGGTCACGCTGTCCTCGCCCCTGCGCTTCCAGAACTAATCGGGAGTCCTGAATGCTGCTGCTCACCGGCACCAGTGACATCATTCGTGTTGTCACTGGCACGACTGGATCTTCGATCCAGGTTCACGCTTCCTGGGTGGACAACAATGCGGGCACGATCACTCCGGGGCGCACGAACACCGCGGCGATCACGACCAATACGACGACTACGGTCGTCGGCAGCCCGGCGGCGAGCACGCAGCGCAACGTCAAGCACCTGAACATCACGAACGCTCATGCCACGGTTGCCACGCAGGTGACCGTGCAGCACTTCGACGGAACGACCTCGGAAGACCTGATGAGTGTGACGCTGCTTCCGGGGGAAAACCTCGTTCTCGATGCGGAAGGTAGCTGGACTCACCATGACGCGCAGGGTGGGGAATATTCTTACACGGTGCCTGCTCGCCCGAACCTCGGCATCACCGGCACGATCGCGGAAACCATGCCCCGCGAACTGTGCCCCGAAGTGAACAGCACTGTGCCCTCGGCCAGCGGCACGCTCTTCATGCAGGCGATCTACCTGACGGCGGGTCAGGTCATCAACAACATCATCTTGTCGAGTGGGACGACCGCCGCTGGCACGCCCACGAACTACGCGGCGGGCATCTTCGACGGCACGACCCGGAACCTGCTCGCGAACACGGCGAACCAGACGACGACTGCCTGGGCGGCGAACACCGTAAAGACGATCCCGCTGACGGCCGCGTTCCGTGTGCCGACTTCGGGCCTCTACTACATCGGCTTCTACATGACCGCCACGACGATCATCACGATGAAGGGCGGCACAGCCCGCACCGGCGGTCAGCTCGCGGGCACGGCCCCGATCATCTCGGGAACGAGCTCCACGGGTCTCACGACCGCACTGCCCAACCCCGCTGCCGCACTGACCTCCAGCACTGCCTCGATGTATGCCGCGGTGAGTTAAGCCGTGGCAAACCTCGGACAATTTGATCCGAGTCTCGCGGTCTCGTCCTGGTTCGACGAGACGCAGAAGAGTGTTGGATGGTTCGACACCGACGGATACACTGATAGCGCCGGTGGCGACGCGAATGCCAGCGGTGCAATCGGCACTGTCACAGTCACCGCAATCTCGGGTTCCGCTACAGGGGACGCCGGGGCTTCTGCCGCCCTCGTCACCGTCACCGTAACGACCCCTGCGGGTTCTGCCACAGGTGCCGCGGGCGCTTCTGCTGCGATTGGCACCGTCACCCTGACCTCTCCGGCAGGTTCGGCAACCGGGGATGCCACCGGCACGGCAGCTCTCACCACGGTCACGGTCACAGCACCCGCAGGCACGGGATCGGGTGCGGCGAGCACCTCGGGTGCGATCGGAACCGTTACGGTCAGTTCCCCGGCGGGTTCGGCAGGCACCAGCGGGGATGCGACCGGAGCCCTGGCGACCGTCACCATTTCTCCCCTTGGGGCCTCCGCAACGGGCGATGCGGGCGCTACCGGGGCGCTCCCGACAATCACCCTCACCGCGCCCTCTGGGAGTGCCACAGGGGCGGCTAGCGCGTCCGGGGCGGTGTCTACTGTCACGGTCACGACCCCCTCGGGAAGTGCGACAGGCGCAGCCCAGGCAACCGCGACCGTCGGCACGGTCACAGTCAGTTCGCCGACCGCTACGGGCTCGGGTGCGGCTTCGACGAGTGGATCCCTGGCAACCATCACCGTCAGCCCGATCAGCGGCTCGGCTGCGGCAGAAGTCATTGCGACAGGAGCTCTCCCGACCGTCACGGTCAGTTCGCCGGCGGCGACTGCGACCGGAGCTGCAGGTGCATCGGCTACGATCGAAACCGTCACCGTCAGTCCGATCTCGGGTTCCGCCGCGAGCATGGCATTCGCGGTTGGCAGTCTTCCGACAGTCACCGTCAGCGCCCCGGCGGGATCGGCTACAGGTGCGGCAAGCACATCTGGCAGTCTGTCTACGGTCACCATCAGTGCTCCTGCAGGCACAGGAAGCGGAGCCGCGGGGGCAACGGGCGCCCTTTCGACGGTCAGCGTCACAGCCCCAAGCGTTTCCGCAACCGGCGGAGCTGGAGCTGCGGGCTCGATCGGCACGGTTACGATCGGAGCTATCGCTGGTTCGGCCGTCGGAGAAGGCAACGTCACCGCGACAGGATCCCTGGTCACGGTCACAGTCAGCGCCCCGACTGGATCTGCGGGGGTGGCGGCGAATGCAACCGGGGCACTGGCTACCATTACGGTTTCTGCGCCCACCGGCTCGAGCACCGGCACAGCGAGCACCGGCGGTTCCCTGCCCACGATCACAGTTTCGGCACCCGTCGGATTCGGGAGCGGCGGTCAGGTCGGAGAGGCTTCTGGATCCCTGCCCACGATCACGGTCAGCCCGGTTTCGGGCATCGCCTACGTCAATGGTCTGGCGACTGGTTCCCTGCCCACAGTCACGGTGTCTACGCCCCAAGCGTCCGCGACCGGAACCGCTGCAGCGAGCTCGGCACTGGGCACGATCTACATCTCGGCACCCCAGGCGATCGCAGTCGTCGATGCGACGGCATCTGGGGAGCTCGGCACGTTCTTCATTCAGTCCCCGACGGCCCAAGCGACAGGTGCCGGCGGCGCTGTTTCCACGATCCCGGCAATCACCGTCACGGTGGTGCAAGCGACTGCAGTCGGCGACATCGTGGTGCTGTCCCCCGAACAAATCACCATCACTCCTCTTCCGACTGTCTCCGCTTCGGTCTCTCCCCCTGCTCCCGACACGATCACGCCCACCAGACCTGGAATTGTCGTCGACATGGCTGCAATCACTGGCAGTGCAAGGAACCCCTCTGACTCGATTTCAGTCAACGAGCTCCCCGATACCGTCATCGCCACTCTCAAAGGAAAGAAAGCCGCATGAGAAAACCGGACAAGAAGAAGTTCGCGAAAAACGACCAGCCCCAACAGATCGAGTCCGAGTTCCCTCCTCCTTCCAGAGTCAAGAATACTGAGCCTCTTCACGCCCGCACCGAAGCCCAGAAACGCTACATCAACGCCATCAAGTCCTTTCCCCTCGCGTTCGGACTGGGGCCCGCCGGCACAGGCAAGACCTACATCGCAGGTGTGTTGGCGGCCCAGTTGCTCACCAACAAGACGGTCGAGCGGATCATCGTCACCAGGCCCGCGGTCGAGTCGGGTGAATCGCTCGGATTTCTACCAGGCGAGCTGGAGGAGAAATACGAGCCCTTCATCGCGCCCTTCAGGGAGGTGCTCGAGGAGCGACTCGGCTCGAGCGCGGTCGAATACCTGCTGAAGTCGGGGCGCATCGAAGCTGCACCTCTTGCCTACATGAGGGGCCGCACCTTCAAGAACTCCTTCGTCATCCTCGATGAGGCCCAGAACACCACGCCCAGGCAGATGAAGCTCTTTCTGTCCCGTCTCGGGGAAGGATCGAAGTGTGTCGTCGATGGCGACCCGATGCAGAGCGACATCAACTGCTACGACAACCACAACCATCCAACGAACGGGCTGATCGACGCAGTGCATCGGCTCCGTCACATCCCTTCGGTCAAGATCGTTGAGTTCACGCGCAAGGACATCGTGCGCTCGGGTCTGGTGCAGGAGATCGTGCAGGCATACGAGGTCGCGATCCCCGAGATCGGAATCGAGGGCGTCTGAAGCCAAAAAGTGTTGGGGCCTGGAAAGTTCGCCCTCTAAATAGCCCATTTCAAATTCAAATTCAAGGACTTAACGAATCCAAGCGCAGACGCTATAATGTGTCAGTAAGCACTGATTTTGGGAATCCATACGGGGATGCGGAACAAGACCTTCTTCGGAATCGACCTGAGTTCGGATGACCTGGAGCTGCGAGCGCTGACTCGCATCCCACAGGCTGCCCGCACCCAGGAAGCACAGCTCTACACGACGCGGTGGTGGGACTATCGGCCCATGCACCCCGCTCTCGCGACCTACCTGTTCGCGGACGAATACGAGAAAGCGGTGCGTGACATTTACGCCAAGACCAAGGATCTTGATGAGGCACTTCGCATCGAGGTCTGGAAGGGCGAGAAGGACATCTTTCACCGGGCGCTCGACACCATCTCGCTGTGGCGGGCCCGGCAGTTCTGCGATCGCGTCGGCGTGCGCTATGACTTCGCCCTTCGCTTCGCGATGAACCGTGCGGCAGACCGGGGCTGGACGATGTTCCCGCGCCCCAACCAAATCTACGAGGAAACGCTCATTCGGGACGTGAAGACTGCCTGGGAGGAGCACCTTCGGCACATCTTCGACGTTGCTAAACACGAGGACTATCTGTTGAGCAACGATCGCGGCGAGGCACATCAGGTTGCGTATCGAGCGTGGCTCGTCGAGCGGTGCAACTCGAGGCAGCGGCCCCAGGCGGCGTTGTCCCGGTGTTTTCGCGAAGGACATCTGAACAGCGTCTACGCGAACGGACACTTTTCGAAGGAAGTGATTGCGGAAGCAGTCAGAACTGCCAGTTTGTAGCCAAGCCAGGCACCCAATAATGGGTGCGTATTTTTGATTTGAACCTAGAAAGGATCTATTGGAATGAACGAGCAACAGCGTAACCCGGAAGACATTCGCGCCGACCAGCAGCGTTTCGGCCGCTCCCAAGGCGATACCACCCTGCACGCGAAGCCCGGATACCGCGGCGACAAGCCCCGGAAGTTCATGCCCAAGGGTCACGACGCGATTCTCGCCAGGCTGCAAGACGCCAAAGCCGAGGTCGCGCTCATGGCAATCTCGGGCGTGGGATACATCGGCACGATCGTCACTCGCGACAAGTTCACCATCACGATGATGGTCAAGACGACGGACGATCAGGGCAAGGTCGAAAACTTCGACCCGCCGATCCAACTCACCTTCTACAAGCACGGCATCGAGAGCTTCGGCTCGAGGGCAGCGCAATGACCGAAACCGCCCTGGCAACCGCCCCGGTCGACGAGGAAACGACGCACGTCGTTCACAAGTTTGACTACGACCTGTCGTTCCAGAAGAAAATCGCGGCCCTCACGGTGAGGGACGTGAAGTTCGTTCAGCGCACCGACGGACTCGTGCTGCCCGAGTATTTCGAGAGCCTTCCCGTGGCTCAACTCGTGGCGATCGCGATCGACTACTTCAAGACCTACAAGCGCCTTCCCGCGGACAAGAACATCTTCGCGCAGGTGATCAAGGAGAACCTGGCGAAGGGTCTGCTTCGGAAGGATGACGCACCCTCGGTGATTCTCACGCTCAAGGAGCTGTGGGATCACGACATCGGCGATCGTGACTTCGTGATCGACCAGGTGGCTACCTTCGCGAAACACCAGGCGGTCACCGACGCGATTCGCGAGTCAATCAAGAAGCTGGACAAGGGCGACTTCCCGGCCATCCAAGAGAAGCTGTCGAAGGCACTCGCAGTCGGCGCCACTCCCGAGCAAGGCGTCTATGACTTCAAGCGGTCAATCGACTCCCGCACCTTCGACCGCAAGGAGATCGCAGCCGGGAAGCGCTCCCCCACCGGCATCAGCACTGGTTACGCGGCGATCGACGACAAGCTCTATCACAAGGGATGGGGCAAGCGCGAACTGTCCGTGATCATGGGCGGGGCGAAATCCGGCAAGACGACCGCGCTGCTCGACTTCGCCGTCAAGGCAGTGGGCAACGGCCACAACGTCCTCTACGCGACCCTGGAGGTCTCGGCTTCGATCCTGTCGTCCCGCATGGACGCGAACATCTCGGACACGCCCTTCAAGGAGCTGACCTCGCACATCATCACGGTGATGGACAAGGTTCGCAAGTGGGGCGAGAAAGCAGGCGAGCTCAAGATCGTCGAATACCCCACCGGCTCGATGCGGGTCTCCGACCTGCGCCGGCTGATCGAACACTACAAGTCGCAAGGCGTCATGTTCGATATGGTCGTGGTCGACTACGCGGACATCATGCAGCCCGAACGCTTCGTGGAGAGCACCACCGAGAACTCCAAGAGCGTCTACGTCGGACTGCGTGGGCTCGCGATGCAGGAGGGCTTCGCCCTGCTCACCGCCACGCAGACCAACCGGCAGGGCTTCACCGCTGCCGTCGCGAAGGCCGAGCACGTCGCGGACGACTTCAACAAGGTGCGGATCGCTGACGTGATCATCAGCATCAACGCGACCGAAGAGGAAGTCAAAGAGGGCTACGCCCGGCTCTACTTCGCAGCGTCCCGCAACCAGGCGGCCGGGTTCTCGATCCGCATCGAACAGGATCGCGAACGGATGAAGTTCATCAAGCGCGTTCTCGGGGAGGAGTGATGGAAGGCCCCAAGCACTTCCTGTTGATCGTTCTCACCGCGATCGTGGCGCTGGTGATCGGGCTCGGCTCGATCATCATCGTCATGCTCGCACTGGAGTTTCTCGGACAAATCGGTGAAACCAGGCTGCAGATCGGCATGATAGTCGCGATCATCGTGTTCGTGTTCTGGGACGCCGCGGAAATCGTGCTCGGGAGGGACAGAGGATGAAAATCGACCTGAATCATGGAGCAGTTCATGTGGCATTGGTTCTGCTGGTCGCATTCGGGTCGATGGGTCTTGGAACCTGGCTCATCGCGAAAAGCGAGGAGATGAGGGAGGACCGAAAGGGCCGCAAGATGGAGTGGGCGAAAGACCATGGATGTCGACGCACCGGCTACATGGGATCGCCACCCGAAGTGGTCTTCACCTGTCCTAACGGCGACGTCTACAGTCTCACGGATCTGCCGGAGAAGAAATGACCGCCCTGCTCATTCTGGTGGCGAACTTCGTGTTCGTGTTCGCGCTCGGCTTTCAGTCCCGAACGGTCAATTCGGGACAATACCTGCTTGCAGGATTCAACTCGCTGGTGATCGGGTTCGCGAACCTCGGCATCTTGAAGATCATTCCCCAGGCTACCGAAACCCTGGAGATCGTGGTTTTCTTGGTGAGCGGGCCGCTGGCGATCATGTCGGCGATGTGGGTTCACAAGCATCACTTCTCGCATCCAAAGACTCGCCGCGCCCGCAAGGGGACAATCGAAGAATGAAAGCAAAGTCACCCTACGTCCACCGCGACAAGGATCTTCGCAAGATACTCAAGCAGTTGAAGGATCTCGGGTGGAACATCGTCGAGACCGGGCGCGGGCACATCAAGGCATACCCGCCATCTGGCACCGAATTCGCCCTAATCAGCGGCAGCACGGATCCCCGGGCGATCAAGAACATACGCTCGGTGCTGCGACGACTCGGAGCTGACCTGTGAAACAGCACGAAGACCAGGAGCTCAAGGAGCTTCTCGAGGCGATCGACATTGGTGTCTTTCTCGACCGCGAGGGGATCACCTACCGGCCCACAATGGGCTCCCGTGGCCCGCAATACAACGTGCGGGAATGCCCGGTCTGCGGCGACGATCGCTGGAAGGTCTACATCAACCGGGAGACTGGGCTCGGCAACTGCTTCGCCGGCGACCACCCCCAGGACAGGAAGGGCTACAACAAGTGGTCGTTCATTCGTGCCTACTTGGGCGAAGGAGTGCATGCTCATGCGGTCAAGGAGTTCATCAAGAGGCTTGCTCGGGAGACCGGCTGGAAGTCCCGGCGTGTGACCTCGGTGGAGACCAAGGTCGAGAAAGGCAGCCCGGAGCTCCCCGCTTCTTACGCGATCCCGATCAAGGGGCGCAACCTGGCTTACCTGGAGAACCGGGGGATCGACGCGGCGCTCGCGCACTACTTCAACTGGCGCTTCTGTCTGAACGGATACCACCGTTACCGCAACGATAGCGGGTTGTGGCAGTTTCAGTGGTTCAGCAACCGGATCATCATCCCGGTGTTCGACCTTGATGGCACGCTGGTGAGCTTCCAAGGGCGTGACATCCTCGGCACTCAGGATCCCAAATACCTGTTCCCCGTCGGCTACGCTGTCACCGGCGCCCACCTTTACAACGGACACAACGTCGTCGGCACCAGGCGTGTCGTCATGGGCGAGGGCGCATTCGACGTCGCGGCAACCAAGGCTGCCCTGGACGGTGACCCGGCCCTGCGTGACGTTGTGCCCATCGGCAGCTTCGGTAAGCACCTGTCGTTCGGCACTGAGGATAGTCAGCTTGAGAAATTTCGACGTCTGAAGGATGAGCGTGGGCTCGAGGAAGTGACGATCATGTGGGATGGCGAGATTCCCGCGACCGACCAGGCTATCGAGTCAGGCGATCTGCTGCGTAGTATCGGGCTGCGGGTGCGTATCGCGATGCTCCCGCCCCTGAAGGATCCCAACGAAGTGCCCGCGGCGACGGTGCGGGAAGCATTCTACCGGGCGACCCTGCTCGACAAGCTCTCGGGCGCAGCCATCGCCATCGAGCGTCGGCAAATGAATGCGGCAGCTTCGCACGCCTAGAACACACTGGTAAATTTAGACCATGCCCGCAATCAAAAAGAAAGCGATGATTTCGCACTCCTTCGCCTCCCATGAGGAAGGGACGAAGGCGTATCAGCTCTGGAAGCTCGGGAACAACGACCTCGGATGGGTCACGGTTCACCAGTGGGGCAAGAGCACGGCTGTGCTGGAGCACATCGGGCGAGGTGGCGAGATTAAGGTCACAAAACACATGACCGAACGCGCTGCCGATCTCGATTTCAACAGCATGGTGAAGAAGAAGAGAGGTCGTGGCTACAATTTCGAGGCCCAGGAACAAGAGTTGGTCAACGAGGATGAGTTCTTCGAGCGAATCGAGAAGCTCTTCGGAAGAACCAACGCGGCCCAGATTCGCACAACCTTCGGCGATGGAACTGACGTCCCGGTTTTCGAGGACGAACCTGAACCGCCCAAGCTGAAAAAGCAACCGAAGCCCGTCGACGACGGCCCCCGCCCTGAAGGATGGGGGACGTGGTGAGCGACAGGGCGCCCCAACATGGAACCAGGCGCTACATCAAGGTGCTCGAGGCGGGCTGTGGCGGCTACCGGGATTATTGGGGCGAGTTCGACTGTCGCCACAACTATCCCTGGACTTGCGACGACTGCCCAATCGTGGTGGAACAATACAGACCGAATGATCAACAGGAAATGGTGAAGCTCGATGGCAACTGAAACGACACCCATCATCCCGCTCGAGGCGAGCTCGGATGGCAAGCGCAACGCATACACCCTGTTCTGCGAGGCGATCGGACGCCCCAACCACTACGCCCTCTGCCTGCATCGCCTCAAGAACGCAGACGGCAAAGCCCTGGCGCTCGTCGACCGGAACTGCATCAAGAACCTCGACACGACCGCGTGTGTGGCGGCTACGATGCGTGGTGAGGAGCTCGCGAAGGGCAGGGCGATCTACTTCAAGGAAAGGGTGCGCTTCACCGGACTCTCGGCTCTCGTCGACAAGGCGAAGGAGCTGTTCATGCCCACCAAGGCTCCCGTTACCCAACAGAACGAGAAATCGTTGGGTAACAGCCCGGCTCCCATCGGGGATGACTACATGGCGGCTGCCCTGAACAGCGCGATGAAGGATCACCAGGCCCAGATCGAGAAGGAACAGCTCGGCGGGGAGCGGCGTTCAGCGGTCGTGAATGGGCCGCTGCACGTGCTTCCGGGCGAGTCGATGCTCGAAGCGGCGAAACGAATGCTGGCTACTCGCGCCAGTCAAAACTGACTATAATGTGACGATGGGAGAGACAATGAATTCCGATCAAGTTTTCGACGCAATCGAACAGATCGCCGCAACCCCGGGCAAGAAGGACAAGGAAGCTCTCGTGGCCGCCCTGCTCGGGGACGACCTCGGCACCGACGTGCTCGTGGCGTGCTACGACCCCTTCGTGACCTACGGGATCGCCAAGCGCCCCAAGATCGACCCGGCGAAGAAGAACACCGACTACCAGTTCACCGCCGCGACGTGGGCTGGTCTGAAAGACCTGGCCGCCCGACGGCTGACCGGGAATGCGGCGATCGACTGGCTCGTCGATCACATGGAAGACCTGTCGCCCAAGAGCGAGGAGTTGCTCTGGAGGATCATCAGCAAGGACATGCGGGCGGGCTTCACCGAGGGCACGATCAACCGGGCCAAGCCGGGGACGATCACGGTGTTCGACTGCATGCTGGCCCACCCCTACAAGGAGCACAAGCACAAGCTCGCGTTCCCGCTGCGGGCCGAACCGAAGATCGACGGCGTGCGGGTGCTGACCTTCATCAACCTGGACGACCAGGAGGTGCGCTTCTTCTCCCGCTCGGGCAAGGAGTTCACCACCTTCGACCATCTGAAGGCTCCCCTGATCGACGCGGCTGCAGTCTACCGCGGCGAGCTCATGCGGAAGGCGTGCGACCTCTACGACAAGGAGGGCGGCCCCGAGGGTGGCGAAGATGGTTCGGGGATCGACTGCGGTCACATGGACGCCTGCTACGCAGAGTTTCGGGCTGACGAAGCCTGCTACCTCGTCCTCGAGGCAGAGGTCGTTTCGGGTGGCTTCAACAAGACGGTCGGCGATGTGCGTCGCAAGGACGCCCAGGCGATCGACGCGAAGCTCTGCGTGTTCGACCTGCTCTTTCAGGACGACTTCAACGAGCCCGGCCCGAAGGACGAGGTCGGTGAGGAGACCTACGAACAGCGTCGTGCTCGGCTCGAGGAGTTCGTGAAGTGCGCCCCCGCCGGCGCCCCGATCGTTCTGCTGCCCTCCAAAGTCGTGAACTCCGAAGAGGAAATTCACGAGCACTACGAGGCGTGCAGGGCTCGAGGACTCGAGGGTCTGATCGTCAAGGATCCCAAGGCGCTCTACTACCGCAAGCGCCACCACGCATGGTCGAAGATCAAGGCGGAGGAGACGCTCGACCTCAAGGTTATCGGCGCCTTCGAGGGCGAAGGCAAGTATGCCGGGATGCTTGGTGGCCTGATCGTCGACTATAAGGGGGTTAGCGTGAACGTCGGGGGTGGATTCACCGACGAGCAGCGTCAAGACCTTTGGATCGGGCACTTGAGCGATCCCATCGGAGCATCGTTCGGGACGATCAAGGAACACCTTGCCGATCCCGATCCTGTAGTGGGTCGCCTGATCGAAGTCCAATACCACGAAGTCACGCCGGACGGTTCGCTGCGGCACCCCCGGTTCGTGCGCTTTCGTGACGACAAGAAGGAGGTTTCAGCATGACCAGCGGCAAATACAAGCTGTCGATCTTCGTCAAGGGTTTCCCGGGTTCCTACCAGTATCGGGTGGGCACCAAGGATCAGGCCATGACCCACTTCGCGGCGATCACCGCGAACGGCTACCGCCGGCGCAACGACCGCGGCCAGTTGATCTGGTATTCGCCGTCGATGATCGAACAGGTCAAGGTCGAAGGGCCGGGCCTGCAGACCAACTACCCCGACAAGTTCGTGAGGACATGATGAAGAAGGTCTACTACGCGCACTCCATCGCCATCTACAACACGCCCCAGGAAGCTCGGGACATCGACACCCTCACGAAGCTCGGCTTCGAGGTCGTGAACCCCAACGCCCCGGAGCACGAAGCCGGCTACAAGCGCATGGGCATGGACTACTTCACCGCGATGATCCGCGACTGCGACGCCCTCGCGTTCCGGGCGAACCCGGACGGCACGATCAACGCCGGGATTGCGAAGGAGATCGAGGACGCCCTCGACGAGCCCTCGCTGCCGGTCTTCGAGCTTCCCTCGGGCATCAACCGCCGCACCCTGACGGTCGGGCAGACCCGGGCCACGCTGCGCGAGCAGGGCGCCCGGTGAACGCTCCGCGCCCCCTGACCGTCGAGGAGCTTCGGGCGATCCACCCGATGCCCTGGAAGACCATGATCTTCCCGCCCAACAGGGTCGCCCTGATGGACGCAAAAGGTCAGGAAGTGCCGATGTTCGTCATGCTGGAGTTCGTGACCAACATCACCGAGCGCCTGGCATCCCAACCCCCGACACCCGAAAAGGCACCCTCATGAACGTCCTCATCACACTCACCGGCCCGTCTTGCGCGGGCAAGACCACCCTCGAGGAAGCCCTGATCAAGCGGGGCGCCGCCCGAGTGATCTCCAACACGTCCCGGGAACCCCGGCCCGGCGAGGTCGATGGCCGGGATTACCACTTCAGGAACCGTTCCTGGTTCGAGGAGAAGCTCTCCCGCGGCGAGCTCGTCGAGCACGTGGAGTTCTCTGGCAACTTCTACGGGAACACCCAGGACGACATTCTCGACGCCCTGGCCCGTGGGGGCGGGTTCGCGGTCTGGGTGATCGAGCCGACGGGCCTCAAGCAGGTCAAGAAGTGGCATCGGACGACCGAGACGCGCCCGCTGCCGCAGCTCTACTCGGTGTTCGTCGACGGCGACCCCAACGTGCTCATGGAGCGCTTCATGACCCGCACGATGCCCGAGGGCACCTTCGTGACGGCCGGCAAGGTCAAGGCGGCTGCTCGGCGGCTTGCACAGATGGCAACCACCGAACGCATGTGGCAGGCAGAGGCGGTGCTGGACATCAGCACCCTTTGGCAACTCTACGACCTCTACGTGGAGCGCTACGACGAACAGAACGCCGGCGCCGTGGGGGACTGGCTCGAAGGCGTCGCGAAGTCCCGCACGGTTCGCGGGACTGTCAACGATGGGATGTTCTGGAAGCGCTAGTGCTGCAGCGCGACCTCGGAGTGCCGATGCTTCGCCCCCTCCTTGAACCGACGATTCTGCTCAACGTGGGCATGCTGCGCGGCCTTCCGGGCCCACTGCTGAATCGTGACGAGTTGATCGTCGGCCAGGTGAATCGGCAGCTCGCCCGCCTCACGACGGAGCAGGGAGACAACCTCCTGCTCACCTTCGGTCAGAAGGCCAGTGCCGATCGCCTCCTCGAGGGCGACCAGTGTGTCGGGAGAATACTCCCGAAGCACAAAGCGCAGGAGATGGGCCGGGTCGATGTGAAGTGCCTTCGCCATCGACGCGACCTTGTTGATCGGCAGCTTCGAGCGCCCGGTGCGGATCATGGAGATCATGTTAGCGCGGTCGGGAGTGTAGCCGAGTGCGGTAGCGATCTCGGAGTTCGTGAGACCCGAGGCTTCGATCTGCGCCGTGATGTATTGGGCTACGGTGGTGGGTTTCATTGTCTACCTCCAGAAGCTAAACGGGAATCCCCGTAACAGTCATTATAGACAAACAGTCGCCAGCGTGTCGTCAATAGTGCCTAAGTGCTATAATCTCAGCGCGAGTTGACCAACAACCAAGAACGGAGGATCTTTGAGAGAAGCCAGCTCCACAACGCAGCAGCCAGTTCTCGTGTCAAGTTCCTTGGTCGAGATTGAAGGAGACGAACACGAAGAAATTCTCGAGGGCCTCACCGAAGTTGTCGAGCGCGATTTCGGCGAGGTCGTCGTCAGGGTTGGCATCAACAGGGCGGGATTCGCGGTGACGTTGTTCGCGACCATGGCCGGAAAGTTCGGGTGCGCCTGCGCGATAAGATAGCCGAACAAGGAATGATGCACCGCCAACTGTGACGGTGCATCATTCTAGCATTGCACAATTCAACGGGAGCAGGACTTGAACATCAATCCGCGGGTGATCATCGTCAGACAGGCGATCTCGAAGATTGTCGAAATGCTGGCGATTCGCAAGATCCGCGTCACTCAACAAGGGGTGACTGCTTATGTGCGTCACGACCCGGTGACTGCCAAGCCCATCCAGGTCAACATTCCCTACCTGCCCGACGACGCCACCGACGCCCTGATCGAGGCGACGCAGGGCTTTCTGGATCACGAAGTCGGTCACTTGCTCTTTTCTGACTTCACCGACCTCAATGTCGTGTGTGCCCGGGGCGACCGCAAGTTCCAGACGCTCGTCAACATCGTCGAGGACACCTACGTCGAGCGCAAGATGCGGGAGCGCTTCACCGGAACCGCTGCGAACCTGTCCTCGGTTCTCTCTTTCCTGATCGAGAAGCATCTTAGGCCCGCGATCGAGGAAGCCCGGGCGAAGGGCGACAACAACCGCATGATGGAAATTCTGCTGATGCCGATGTTTCGGGCGATGGCAGACCAGGCGTTGTTTCGCGACTTCATGAAGGAATACGGTGCCCCGATGGCCGGCGTGATCGCTGCCCTCGGCCCCGACTTCCCGAAGCTCCTGAACGCAATCGAATCCACGAAGGATTCAGTCAACGTCGCCGAAGAATTCATGAAGCGCCTCAAGTCGGCAGCTTCGTCTTGCCCTACCCCCGACTCCGAGAAGGGCGAAAAGGGCGAGTCGTCCTCGAAGTCCAAGAAGGGAAGCGAGGAGAAGAAGGACAAGAAGAAGGGCGAGTCGGGCAAGGGTTCGCCCGAGACAGACAGCGAGGAAGAAGGCGACAAAGAGAGCGAGAAGGAAGAGAAAGGCAAGTCGAAGGGCGAGAAAGAGGAGAAGGAAGGCAAAGACGAGAAGGAAGAAAAGGGCGGCGACGGTAGCGAGAAGGGGGCTGAAGGCGACGCCGAAGACGAAGGTGAGAGCGGCACGGACGAGGGCGAAAGCCCTGGCTCGAGCGAAGAGGGCGAAGAAGGCGAAGAAGCGGGTGAGGCCGGCAGCGACGGCGACGGTGCTGACGGCGAGAAGGACGAAGGTGCGGAAAAGGGTGAGTCGGGTAAGTCGAGCAAGCCCGCGGCGAAGAAGAACGATCAGGAGATGGACGACGACTCTCCGCCGGAAGTCTTCGAGCAGGACACGCACCACACCGACGATTTCACCGGAGCGCCCGGGGACGCTGACTCGGGTGTCGCCCAGGAAAAAGACACCAGTGCCGAGCAAATGCTCGGAGCGATCGAACGCATCAAGGAAGACTTCGACGACATGGCAGCCCGAGTGATCGGGAAAGAGGCCGAGTCGGAAATGAAGGATACGCCCTATAAGGTCTGGTCGACGGATTACGACGTGATCAAGACCCTGGCAGTGAAGGATGACTTCGCGACCGACTACGAGTGCCAGCGGGCGCTCAAGAACATGACGGACAAGGTCGACCACATGGTCGGGCCGATGCAGAAGGACATCGAGCGGGCGGTCGCCGCCCGCTCTGCGGCGGTCTACACCAGCGGCTTTCGCAGTGGGAAGCTGCACGGCCCCTCGCTGCACCGCATCACCGCGGGCCGGGACGACCTGTTTCGTCGCAAGCAGGAAAACCGCACCAAGGACGTCGCGGTCGAGCTGGTCGTCGACGCCTCGGGCTCGATGTATGGAAAGATCGACATTGCGTCCTACGCGGCATACGCCCTGTCGAGCGTTCTCGACCGCCTGCAGATCGTGAACGAGGTCGTCGCCTTCAGCACCAAAGGCTTCCCGGGCGAAGCTGCGAAGCGTCTGCATGAGGACATCAAGAAGGTCGGCTCTTACTCTCGTCATGAGGCGATCGTGATGCCCATTCTCAAGGAGTTCGACGAGAGGCTCACCCCGATCGTTCGGGAGCGCTTCGCGACCCTGGCTCACTTCGCCCACGGACTTCTGCAGTCGAACGTGGACGGGGAGAGCGTTCTCATGGCGTATTCCCGACTGATCCGGCGTCGCGAGTCGCGGAAGATCATGATCGTGCTGTCTGACGGTCGCCCGGCTGCTGCAGGAGACATGCACGCCCTGGAACACCACCTGAAATCGGTCGTGAAGGAGATCGAACGCAGCGGCACCAACGTCGTCGGAATCGGGATTCAGGACGACTCGGTCAAGCGTTTCTACAAGAAGCATGTGATCCTCAGTAACGTCGAGGATCTCCCGGGCGAAGTGCTGCGTCGGCTGAAGGCGATGCTGATGCCGGACGCGCACTGCTGATCCAAGCATTGACTCGACCCGCCAAGTTCGCTACGCTATGATTCAACAATCAGCACTGACATTTTTAGAGGGGACTTCCACGTGACGGAAAAGATTCGCTGCCAACTGTGCAACGCGCAGGTGCATTCGATCCAGATTCACCTGCGCGACAGCCACCCCGAGGTTACGCTCGAGGAATATCAGAGCAAGTATCCCGACGCTCCGATCCTCTCCGAGCTGGCAAAGTCGAAGCTCGAGGAACAGCGCAAGCAGCGTGAGGGTGCCAGCCCGACGACCGAAATGTCGGCTGCCCCCGCCCCGTTGCACGTCGTCGGAGGTGTCGTGAGCAAGGTGACAAAGCCGTTCCACGAGCTTTTCGACCTCGGCAGCGTCGCTGCCGCCCTCAACGCGAAGGGCGGGCCGATCCCGGTGGAGGTGCTGACGCCGGCCCACTACATCACGCCGGCCGACAAGGATCTGGTGCCCGCGGTCGATCCGAATCACGTCTATGACGTCGAGCTCCTCAAGAACCTCGTCATGGGGATCGAAATGAACGTGCCAGTGCTCGCCTGGGGTCACGCTGGCACGGGCAAGACCACCACGCTGCTCCAGATTTGCGCCCGGACGCAGCGTCCCGCGATTCGCATCCAGCACACGATCAACACCGAAGAGGCGCACGTGATCGGGCAGTGGATCGTGAAGAAGGGCGAGACCGTGTTTCAATACGGGCCGCTCGCCCTGGCGATGCTTCACGGGTGGGTCTACATCGCCGACGAATACGACTTCGCCCTGCCCTCGGTGCTGGCGGTCTACCAGCCGGTTCTCGAAGGCAACGCGCTCTTCATCAAGGACGCCCCGCCCGAAATGCGGGTCGTGAAGCCGCACCCCAACTTCCGGTTCTGCGCGACCGGGAACACGAACGGTTCCGGGGACGAGACCGGCCTCTATCAGGGCACTCAGCTCCAGAACGCGGCCAACTACGACCGCTTCGGGATCACGGTGCAAGTCCGCTACATGAAGCCCGAGCTGGAAACGCTCGTCGTCATGAACCAGGCGAAGACCTCTCGCAAGGACGCTGAGAAGCTCGTGGACTTCGCGAACCGCGTCCGCGAGACCTTCGACAAAGGCACGATCAGCACGACCGTGTCGCCGCGTGCCCTGATTCGCGCCGCGTCGATCGGGATGAAGCGCGGCAGCTACCTCATGGGCCTGAATCTCGCCTTCATCAATCGTCTCGGCAAGGTCGATCGGGAGGCGGTGGTCGCTGTCGCACAGCGCATCTTCGGAACGGGAGTCTGACATGGACATGAGCGTCCCTGCGGTAAGCCCTGTCGAGCACTGGAAGCAACACGAGCGCCTGGTGATGCAGATCGCCAGCAAGGCGCTCACCCGGGCACAGGCGATCGACCCGACCACAAGCTACGAGGATCTCGTCTCGTTCTTCACCGAGGTCTACTGCACCTGCGTGAGCCGGTTCGACGCCACCAAGGGCGCGAAATTCAGCACCTACATGCACACCGCCTGCTTCCACGAATTCAACCGTTGGGCCGACAAGATGGAACGGCAACGTCGGGTGGTCTCGGCGACCTCAGTGCAGGGCATGATCGAAGACGAACATGGCGAGGTTCGCAGCGCCTTCGACTTCATCGCCAGCGAATGCGACGCGCCCCCGGAAGTGCTCGAGCGCCGGCAAGTGCAGAAGGTCATGGCGAGTCGCATCGCTGCCATGCCCCCACGGTTCAGGCAGGTGATCGCGATCCTGGTGCATGGCCCGTCCCCCGAGTTGCTCAAGAAATTCGCCGAGCACCAGGAAGCTCTGCGGGCGCAGGGGCATCAGGCGCCCACTCGTCTCGGGATCGACTTCATCTGCAAGAGCCTCAACTTCACCCCGAAAGAGGCGCTCGCGCTGCGTAACCAAATCGACCGCAAGTTCCGGGTCGACATTCCCTCACTCAATGCGGCCAAGTTTCGTTGATGCCCAAGCTCCGCTGCTTCGGTTCCCCGACTTCGTTCAACCCGAAGCCTGACGCCTGGTGTCGTGGGTGCGTCGACTTCAAGGAATGCGGTGTCGTGTCCCTTGCCAAAGTGCGGGCGTATGCGCGAACCGAACCCCTGAACGACCTCGCGGAATACCTCGAAAGCGAGCTTAGAAGGGCGGCAGTGATTCCTGCGGGCGAGGTTGGGTCTGACCCTTACCCCCTGCCCGAGGCGAGTGTGCAGCTTACGGTGCGCCCGCCCACCCGGACGCACGACCCCATCGTGCGTCGAGAGCTCCTCGAAGAGGAAGAAGCCTTTCTCGACGCCCTGCCCAAGAAGGTAGGCGACCGGATGCGCCCGATGCTCAAGCGGGGAAGGTTCCGGGAAATCAGGGACGCCCTCAAGTCGGCCCAAAACCCCTTCCCGGTCGACGCGATGCCCTACCTGCACTCCGCGGTCGAGCGCCTGCTCTCGACCGGGATGGTCGGAAAGTCGGAGCTCAAGGTGCTCTACATGGAGCGCTTCAAGTGGAGCGACGGGACTGCCGCTGCCAGGGTGGCTGTCGTCAGTCGCATTCTCGTGGAGTTCGGGGTGGTTGACGACGACGGACACACTCTCATGTTCAAGGGTGGCAAATGACCCAATTCACGTATGCCTATACCTCGATGCACTTGTCAGGCAACTCGAGCGGGCCGCTTCTTGTTCCGCCGAGTGCGGCGCATCAAGAATGGGAACTGGTGGAGACGAAGGTCGTTCCGAATTCGATCTACAAGACCGAGAACATCGCAAATCCGATGTCACAGCCCGGACTCGTGACGTCGCACAGCAAGAACGACAACTACTCACACATCCTGATAGCGATTTGGCGGTCGCCGCCGCTGCCGCCGCCAAGCGACAAACCGTCTACAGGCGAAGGTGTGGGCACCTTCTGACTTCGCTATAATCAATCATTACTGACGAGGGAGTAGACATGGAATTCCGCGAATTTCCCAAGATGCCCCGGCTTTCCCGGGAAGTGATCATCACCGAGAAGATCGACGGCACCAATGCCGCGGTCGTTATCGAAGCGCTCGGCAACGAAGCTCCGCTGGAGAGTGTCACAGCGGTCGTGGACGGCTTCGCGCTCTATGCCCAGAGCCGCACCCGCATCATCAAGCCGGGCGACGACAACTTCGCCTTCGCGCTGTGGGTCAAGGAAAATGCCGAAGCCCTGGCGAGTCTCGGGGAAGGGCACCACTTCGGCGAGTGGTGGGGCAAGGGGATCCAGCGCAACTACGGTCTGTCCGAACGCCGGTTCTCGCTCTTCAACGTCCATCGGTGGGGCGAAGGTGGGAAGGACGAAGCCCTGCGGCCGGCGTGCTGCTCGGTCGTGCCGGTGCTCTATCGTGGCGACTTCGACACGATCCACGTGAACACGGCCCTGCTGCGGCTGGAAGCAAGTGGAAGTCGTGCTGCTCCCGGTTTCATGAACCCCGAGGGCATCGTGGTCTTCCACACCGCAGCCAACGTCGGCTTCAAGAAGACGATCAAGGACGACGAGGTTCCCAAGAGCGTCGCCCAGAAGAAAGCTGCCTGAGACTTGCCAACCCCGCGCCCGTAAAGTGAACGCATGACCGCATTTGCCCATTCCATCGGTGTTCGCAGCGACTTCTCACTCGGGGAGTCGATCCTGCAGATGAAGCCCATGATCGCGAAGGCGAAGGAGCTCGGCTACGAGTCCCTCGCCCTCGCGGACACCATGACAATCTCGGGCATGGTCGAGTTCACCAACCAGTGCAAGAAGGCGGGGATCAAGCCGATCGTCGGTGTGACTCTGCGGGTCTACGACAAGCCGACCGAGAAGGTCAAGGACGCGGTCGAGAACCGCGAGGTTCGTATCAAGGCGTTCGTGATGAACGAGGACGGGCTCAAGAACCTGATCCGGGTGCTGTCGAACGCCAATACCCCCGAGCGCTTCTACTACAACGCCCGGGTGTCCTGGGACGACGTGAAGGGCCTTCAGGGCTGCGTGATCACGACTGGAGACTTCCAGTCGGTCTTCTCGCACCCCGACTACCGGGAGAAGATCGAGGAATGGCGGGGGCTGCACCTGGATGTGCTCGTGGAGATCGTGCCGATCAACACGCCCCTGTGGGACACAATGAATGCCCGGGCCATCGACCTTGCGGCATACATGAACCTGCCGACGATCATCGGGCACCCCTTCCTCTATGCAAACCCCGAGGACGCGAAGAGTCTCGACGTGCGCGGAGCGATCCAGCAGAACGCGGACATCAGCGCCCCCTGGCTCCCGAAGCACTGGTTCAGGGGGTTCCACATGCGTAAGGGTGTGGAGATCGCCGAAGATGCGGTCGCCCTGTCGAAGCGTCTGCAGGCCCACCATCCCGGACTCAACCCTCCCGATACGGTCGTGAAGATCGCGGAAGCGATCAAGAGCATGGGGAAGGTGGCTGACCTCTGCACCTACGAATTCAAGAAGATGCCCCTGGCGCTGCCGATGATGGCCGCCGGCGGTAAGGACGGGGAGTGGGCAGCGCTCAAGGATCTCTGCACCGCAGGATTCAAGGAGCGTCTGCTCAAGCCCATTCTCGCCTACCAGCCCCCGAAGGAGAAACTGCCGGTCTACGTCGAGCGTCTCAAATACGAGCTGGACGTCCTCAAGAAGATGGGCTTCTCGGGCTACTTCCTGCTCGTGCGGCAGATCGTCAACTGGTCGAAGTCCCAAGGCATCATCGTCGGGCCGGGCCGGGGTTCAGTGGGTGGGTCGCTTGTGGCTTACCTGATCGGGATCACGGACGTCGACCCCATTCGCTTCGACCTCCTGTTCGAGCGCTTCATCAACCCGGAGCGTATCGACTTGCCTGACGCCGACCTCGACTTCATGTCCGCCCGTCGGCACGAGGTCATTGACCATATCATCGAACAGTTCGGTGAGGAACAGGTCGCGGGCATTTCCAACTTCACCACCATGGGTGCCGCATCGTCGATTCGGGACGTTGCCCGCATTCATGGGATGGCGCCCTACGAATACTCCTGCTCGAAGCTGATGGAGAAAGAGCACGGCGTCTCCCTCGGGCTCGAGGAAAGCGCAGCGAAGGTGCCGGACATCGAGAAATTCAAGAACGAGCGTCCGGTGATCTGGGATCACGCCTTGCGTCTGGAGGGCTGCATGCGCGGCCTGGGACAGCACGCCGCGGGCGTGATCATCGCCGACCAGCCGGTCTCGAACCGCGCCGTCGTCGAGACGCGGGCCAAGGGTCGGGTCGCCAACTGGGACAAGAAGTATGTCGAGGACTGGGGCCTCATCAAGATCGACATTCTGGGCCTGACGACGCTGGACATGCTGGCCCGCGCCCGCGACTACATCAAGGATCGCCATGGGAAGGACATCGACTACCTGACGGTCGATCTGACCGACCCGAAGGTGCTTGACGCCTTCGCTCACGCCGACACGACCGGGGTCTTCCAGTTCGAGTCGAGCGGGATGCGGAAACTCCTGAAGGATCTTGCCCTCGGTGGCGCCCTGACCTTCGACGACCTCGTGGCGGTTGTCGCCCTGTTTCGCCCCGGCCCTCTCGATGCGGGTCTGTGCGACGAATACGTCCAGATCAAGCAGGGCGCGAAGTCTCCATGGTATGAGCACCCGAACATGGAGCCCGCCCTCAAGAAGACCTTCGGCGTGATCGTCTACCAGGAACAGGTGATGCAGATCGCCCGGGACGTCGCCGGCTTCACGATGGCAGAAGCCGACCATCTGCGGAAAGCGATGGGCAAGAAAGACGCCGACAAGATGAAGGAGATGCGGGAGAAATTCGTCAAGGGCTGCGAGGCGATTTCCTCGATGCCCGAGCATCAGGCAACCGCGCTGTGGGACAAGATCGAAGTGTTCGCGGGCTACGCCTTCAACCTCTCGCACTCCGTCGAGTATTCGCTGATTTCGTTCCTGACCATGTGGGTGAAGGTTCACTACCCTGCCGAGTTCTACGCGGCCAGCATGTCCATTCAGGACGACAACGACCGTCTCGCGCCGCTCGTCATGGACGCCCGCAACAAGGGCATCAACGTGCTGCCGCCCGACGTCAATGGCTCCCTCGAACGCATCGTGATCCGTTCGGACAAGGAGCTTCTCGCTCCCTTTCAGGCGATCAAGGGGATCAGCGAGAACGTCGCCAACGCGATCGTCAAGACCCGAGAATTCGTGGGCGGCACCTTCACCGACCTTCCCAAGCAACTCGAAGGCGAAGCGCAGAAGGCCGCGGGACTGCCCCGGGCCGTGGTGAACTCGGCGCATCGGGAGAAGCTCGACAAGGTGGGCGCCTTCTACACGGTTCTCGGTGGCAAGCCCCCTCTCGACCCGACTCGTCTCAAGGATCGCCTCGAGCTGATGCCCGGCTACACCGTCGAGAGCGTCAAGGCGTCCCGGGGAATCCCGACAGAGCGTGCCGTCACCCTCAAGCTGCTGGAGACGATCGGGCAGACGCGCACCTGTGACAAGTGCAGCCTCAAGGGCGGCGTTCACGTCATGCCCAGGCTCGGACACACCCCGAAGTTCATGGCGATCTTCGACGCCCCCACCTACCAGGAAGAGCGGGCGGGCAAGATGCTGGAAGGCGACGGTGCCCTGTTCCTCAAAGAAGCCTTGAAGGAAGCGGGGCTCACGCCGAACGACGGTTACTATACTTCCCTGATCAAGTCCCCGAAGATCGGCAAAGGCATCTCGAACGAGCAGATTCTCGGGTGCTCTCCGTATCTTGCGAAGGAGATCGAGATTCTCAAGCCCCCGGTGATCCTGGTGCTTGGGTCGAACACCATGCGCCACCTGCTTCCGTCGATCAAGGGATCCATGAATGACTTCGCCGGGAAGGTGGTCTACAACCCCGACCTCGACGCCTCGATCGTGATCGGGATCAACCCGCTGCAAGTCCTGTTCGACGACAAGAAGGCGGTCATTCTGCAACAGGTCTGCGAACAGGTCGCGAGTCTCATGCCATGAAAAAAGGAACACCGCGTCGCTTCGTCAACGTGCAGGTCAATGCCCACAACGGGGCCATGATCGCGTTGGCTGACGATGGGACTCTGTGGCTGCACGAGGGCTCGATCGGAGCCCACAAGTCGCCCTGGAAACAGGTGCATGAGCTTCCCCACATCAACCCCGAACCGGAGGAATCCGAAGAT